AATGCAGGCACAACGACGTTTGGGGCGTTGACCGTTACTGGTGCGACTACGCTTACCGGCAATGTCTCAATGGCTGCGGGTCTCAATATCACGCAGTCTAGCAGCAACACTTCAGCCCTAGTGATTACTGGCAACGGCACGGGGCATGGAATCGCTGTGACGAGTGGTAGCGGTGCAACGGGCGATGGTATCAGGGCAACAGCGGCATCGACTAACGGCAACGGGTTTAACCTGATTGGCGTTGGTACTGGTGCAGGATTGCTGGCTACTGGTGGTGCAACGGGTCATGGCTTGCAAGGTGTAGGCGGGGCAACATCCGGCAACGGCATGAGGCTGGCTGGTACTGCTGGTAACTCGATTGCGTTCAACATCTTGGGGCAGGGTTCTGCTGCTGGTATGTCTTGTTCCGGCGGTGCTACTGGTGCGGGTGCGGCGTTTATCGGTGGTGCTACTTCGGGTAACTCGATTGACCAGAGTGTGACTAGCGGCAACGCTTATATCGCTGCTAATGTGACCCACTTCGGTGGCACGGCTGGCACGTTTGCATCAGGCAGGCCGGAAGTCAATGCTACTCACTGGGGTGGAACTGCGGTTGCCTCGGCTACAGTGCGGTCTGACCTTATCAATATCGCTGGCGTGGCAGTATCAACCTCAACTGCTCAACTAGGTGTGAATGTCGTCAATGCTGGTGGTACGGCATGGGCTAGCGGTTCGCTGACTTCTGGCGTATTTGCTGCGGGTGCTATCAATGCGGCAGCGATTGCAGCCGATGCGATTGGTGCGAGTGAACTGGCGGCGGATGCAGTGGCAGAGATTGCCGACGCGGTATGGGATGAAGTGCTATCTGGTCACTTGACGGCAGGCAGCACGGGCAACGCTTTGAATGCTGCGGGTTCTGCGGGTGATCCGTGGAGTACATCTCTGCCAGGTGCTTATGGTGCTGGTTCGGCTGGGTATATTATCGGGACGAATCTCAATGCTACGGTATCAAGCCGATCTAGCCACTCGGCTGCTGATGTGTGGGCAGTGGCTACCCGTGTGTTGACAGCAGCAACTAATGTTACGTCAACCGGTGCAGCGGTGCCAATTACAGCGGGTGGTCTGGTATCCTCTGACGTAACTGCAATCAGTACCGATACAACGGCAGCGAATAACTGCGAATCGTTCTTTGATGGCACTGGATACGCTGGGACAAATAATGTCATTCCGCTGGTAACGACAGTAACAACACTTACCAATAAAGACGGGTTTACTCTGTCTGTTGCAGGCATAGAAGGCATTTGGCAACAGGACATTGCGGGCTTCGTTGGTGCTTCTGAAGCTGGGAAGCTTCTGTATGATATGTCAGGTTATATCGATGCATCTATTTCCGGGTTGCCTACGGCAGCAAATATATCTGCTGAAGTATGGAGTGATGTAAGCCGAACACTTACGGGCACACAGTCATTCAATTTGGCAGGCAATATCACCGGCAACCTTTCGGGCAGCGTGGGTAGTGTGACTGGTGCGGTTGGTTCGGTAACTGGCAATGTCGGCGGGAACGTGGTGGGCAGCGTATCCTCTGTTACTGGTGCTGTAGGATCAGTCACAGGAACCATCGGCGGCCTGTCTGCTGCAGCTCTGGCCGACTTCTTCGATACCAACTCTGGTACAAATTACGCATCGGCTGTTGCTGGTTCAGTAGTCAAAGAGATTGCCGACAACGCAGGTGGGAGCGGGTTGACTGCCGGTGCTATCGCTGACGCGGTATGGGATGAGGCAATCAGCGGGCATTTGACTAGTGGTACAACTGGGGCAAAGCTCAACAGTGCTGCGGCTGCAGGCGATCCACTTTCCAACGAGGTGCCAGGCAGTTATGCAGGCGGCACGGCTGGATATGTTCTCGGACAGATCGGCAGCGGGACTGTTACATTCTCCGGCCCAGTGATTGATGACGATGATACGTTTGAAGTCATCCAGGGGGATGATTACCTGATAGTTGATAGTCGGTCGCTAAATTGGACATTCGGGGCATCACCCAATCTGACTGGTGCGACAGTAGTAATGCGAATCCAAACGCCGACAGTCACCGAATTGGCTGGAACAAAATCAGGCGAAGGCACATCGGCACAGTTGGTCAAGTTCGAAATGACCAAGACGCTGACAGCTTCATTTTACGTCAAGAGCTATGCGTTTGACATTCAGGCCACGCTGTCTGATGGATCAGTGATCACGCTTGCCCGTAGCACGTTCCTTGTCAGATCGCAGGTAGCATAGCTACACTGGTAAACTCTCGGTGTAACTATCAAGAGTACCAGACACATGGCCAACCCGCTCACCAAACGCATTGCCCGCGATACTACTGCCACTGCCCTTTATGCCACCGCGCAGAACATCAACTACGGTGTACAGATACGGCTTGGCACCGAAGCGACAGCACGCATGGCTGTCGGCTTCTCTTCTTCGATGACCGCTGAAGCCACCGCCGCTACAGACGGTTATCAGTTGGCCGCAGGCGAATCGCTGTGGCTTCCGAAAGAAGTCGCTGGCGACCTTACAGGTGTGTACCTGAAGTCGGTCAGCGGTACGCAGAACGTCTATATCCTTGCGTTTTAGGTATCACCATGAACGGGTTGGCATACTTCAAACCAACAGGGCTGGTGCGTAGCTCTACTGCCGTTGCTCCTGGATTCAGCGGCGGTGGAGCAACTTTGTATCCAACCATCGCCAACTCCCTGCTCTGGATTGATTACGCCAACTCCTACACGGATGCCAGCGGACTAACGCCAGCAACAGAAGGCCAGTCGGTGCAGACGATTCGTCTCCCAAGCGGGTGGGGTGCTTCACTTGGGACCGGGATGGTGTCGCAGTCTAATGGCATATCCAAGCCAGTCTACAGGTCAGGCGACGGGCTTGAATCTCAAAACACTAATACGCTTATGGCACTTCCTGCCAGCATAAGCCTGACCGGAGCGTTCACTGTCTATACCGTCGTGAATTTCCATGAAGTTGCAACAGCTGTCTTGATTTCAATCAGCGGCAGGGCTGCGAGTTTCGGTGGCGTTTTGAACGATATTGATGCTGGCAATGTCTTTCGAGCTTACTCGGAAGACCTTGGGTACTTTCAATCACAAGCTTACACCGCAACAGGGCTGAAGATGTTGCGGCAACGGCGTAATGCAGCAAACGCCATTTTCTTCGCAGGCACAGGACTTGCCGAAGTTGCCAAAAGTAGTTCTTCTTACACTTGGCTATTACAAGATATTTTTCGTCGAGATAGCGGCGTTTCCGGTTCAACGAAAGTCGGTGTATGCATCGCTCAGGTGGTGGTAGTTGATGATGACACAGTGACAGCAGGCACAGACGCAGCGATTCAGGCCGCTTTAATTGCTAAAACCCCCGGTCTTACAGGCATCTAACCAGAGGTCTTTATGCTTAAGCATCTCATCGCAGGGCTGTTGCTCCTGCTTTCGTTCATCCCCGCCATCGGGCAGGAGTATTGGTCAACCGTACCAGCGCCGACATCGGCTCCGGCAGTCTATCAGACCGGGTTCTCGCAGAACTCGGACTACACTTGGCACTACCCATACAAGCGGCCAACGCCGGGCGGCACGATCCGAGTCTCCAATACGCTGATCGATAGCAATGGCAAACTCGGTGCATGGAGCGAGCCGAAGGAGCTGGTCGTCAAGAGCGGCTGGCGGCTATGGGGAGGATCTTGGAATCTGCCATGCATCGAGGACTGCTCAGGGATCGCGTGGAAGCTGGAGATCGTCGCCATCAACCCTGCCGATGACTTTGAAGGCAACCCATACAAGCCGGGCAAGATCGCCTATCTTTATTCGAATTGGGGAGGATCTTATCTGCCCAATGAGACTAGCCCCGCATCAGGCTTCTCCCCTTATCTGCAGCAGCTCACCGAGGATGCTTGGCGATCTTATCAGCTTGAGAAGTTCAGCACTGGAGGCACATTCCAGCAGGTCGCCCCTGCCCCCATCGTGATCGCTCCCAGCATCCCCAACAAGACCTATGAACTGGCATACTGCCGAGTGACTGAGACGGGCGAGACCGCCCTATCGCCAGCCTATACCTACGAAGCGAGTCCTCTTCCCGATGGAACCTATCCTGCCGATGTCTCATGGCTCCGATGCTTCATCCATGAATACCACCCGCAAGGAACGCTCGGGCTTCACTTCTACCGGCGTGAACAGCTCACGAAGGCTACTCCAGCGACCGATAGGGCTTCTGCCGTTCCAGCGACTTGGGGCGATTGGAAACGGCTCCCCGATGCCGAGTGCTATGGCGAGCCGACTGAGCCTGATGACTGGCTGTGGCCGATCTGGAAGAGGCAATGCTTCCTGATGAGGTACGTCGAGAATGCCCCGACTCATCAGCCGGTCGCCAATCCGCAAAGCAGGCTCAGCGATATCCATCGCCTGCTTCGAGGAGATCCGGTCAAGGATAAGTCAGTCCTCGAGAAGTATGGTCTGCCCACAGATAAGGTCTACACGGGCGATGTCATTCTCAAGCCGTTCGATTACTTCAATGTGACCTGCCCCGTCATCGATGAATGGGGCAATGGAGACTCGGGAACGACTTGGGCACCGCCCGATCAGAAGTTCAAGAGGAAGATCAAAACCCCCGATGGCGAGATGTGGTTCATCAGCCAGCGAACCAGCCAGAGCGGTCATAAGTCATGGCCTGCCGTTCTGATCCATAATAGCTACAGCCAATGGTTCAATGCGACGGTGACTGCTCAGGGCGGCGATGCCCTCGCCTACGCGGATTACAGTGGTGGGCAATGCTTCGGGAATCGATTCTATACCTGCCTCTTCAATGCTCCGATGTCGAGCAAGAGAGTCACCTGCGGCATCAGGATCGATGCTTCATGCGCTCCGAGCCATCACCCATCGGAGCAGCTATTCTCCGACTGCTATGTCGCCGGCGGTATCGGAGCGATGCTGAGCGGAACTCAAGCCGCCAATCTCCGCTTCCAGCGGCTTCACATCAATAGCAATGCTCCCGATCCAAGGGGCAGCGTCTTCTACATTCAGAATCCGAACCCGATCAAGTTACTCGATGGGTGCTTCACTGATGCTTACATCAATGGGGAGAATGGAAGCAGTGTGATCTTCCGCATCGATACGTTCCATACGAATCTGCAGATCCAAGACATATGGGTAGACGCTGGCTTCCGTCGATTCTGCGAGTCGAATAACGTCAGCACTCAGCTCACCATGATCGATGGCAAGCTGAATGTCCGAGGCGATAAGCCAGCTCTTGGCCTGCTCGTCGGCAACCCGAGGATCAAGTCAACGTGGCTCATGCAGGGCATCCAGATCCAGCGAGATCCCGGAACGTTGCCGCCGAGACTCATCAGTCATTCCTACCGGCTCGCTGAGCCATTGCTGGAGAGGACTGGCATGCAAGATCTAATCCTCAAGACACCATCGACCGAGACTGCCCTGATGATGGCCAAGCGATTCGGAGCTGCTGCCCTGACTCCGATGGAAGAGACGGGTTATCGATCCATCATCGACTTCGATCTGGTTCTTGATGTGCCGACGACGGTAGTTCGCCAGAGGACTCAGGCAGAGATCGAGGATGCTTACCTGCCCATCAGCAAGATCAAGTATCTGCCGAGCTGGGCAAAGATCTTCATCAAGGATCATTACCTGAAGTCCGTCACTGAGGAGAAGACGATCCAAGTAACGAAGCGGATCCAGAATACCCGCTACTACAATAGCCTGACGACTGGGCTGAAGGTGGCGACGGAAGATCTGGCTCCGTGATCGCTACTCCGAGCCGCCAGCAGCCGCATCCATCGATGCGGCTGCTTTCGTTAAATAGTTTGCCTACTCACTTCACCTTGATATGATGAGCAGGGTCATTCCTTCAAGGCTTCAACCCATGCATGACACAGTCACTCATATTCCGTCGCAAGATCTCTGGATCTTCAATCCGAAGAGCGGTCCGAAGATGCTCGGCGAATATTCCTACGTTCATGTCACTCAATCGGATGCGACCAGATACTACATGTTCGAGCATGAGCCTCCGTTCTATTCACGGCGAGAGGTCAGGCTAAATATAATGGTCGAGCTGATCCTGACTCCGCTTGAATACATTGAGTTCATGGATGGCCATCTTCATCAGTCGAAGATCTATCTCTGGAATAAGCACCTGCCACCTCGCTATTGGTACATCGAATGGCCACGAACGACTTGGCGAAACAACGGAACCACATGGACAATCAGACTTCAGTTGATGGAGATCAGGAATGCATGATGATCCGACCGTTAAGCAGCAGATGGCAGAGATGACGAAGCCGAAGCGAGGATCAACACTTCACATCATTCTCTTGATCGCCATCATCAGCGGTATCTCGCTGGCTCTCGTTCTGATCTCGCTCTACCTATGGTGGGGCGGGTTCTACGCCGTGTTCGCTTGTGGGGCAGTCTCCATCGCCTCCGCAGGCATTGGTCATCAGATGGGGATTGGCAGGGGCTATCAACTAGCGAAGCCCTTGCATAAGGTTTCTCTGGATCAGGAGCAGTGGTAATGCGAATGCCGATGAAAGTCAGAATCGCAGGCGAGTACTATGAACCGGTTGTCCTTCGGGTCGAATCGGTTCGGGAGCATGATGGCCTGCCCGACCTGCTCACCCATATCGCTCCCAAGGATCATGCTGAGCTGAGTCAGAATCCGAAGCAGAACCAATTCAAGGTCGTCTATGGTAAGGTGGGCACATTCACCGCCAAGCATGAAGATCCTGCTCGCCCTGAGCTGATCCCCGGGCAAGATCCCGAAGTTCTCAACCTGATGCCCTTCTTCACCCGTCATCTCAGCAAGGGGCAGGCTCTCCATCTGAGCTGGGATGAAGAGAAGGGATTGATGCGAGTCATCATGACCGAGCTGGAAGAACAGGACGGAAGGCCAGTTGCCAAGCCGGTCGAGATTGCTCATATTGGTGAAGTCAAAGATCAGAAGCAGTCACGGGCGATCACCCCGCATACGCTCACGGCTGCTCTGCTCCAGATCCTGATCAAGCGGGGGGAGGCACTGAAGCATGAACGAGCTGAGGAGGTTACTGCCCCTGATGGCAGCGATGGTAGTCGTGATGAGCATGTTTCTCCTGAGCTATCTGCGAATCCAGAAGAACGAACTGGATCTGCAGATCCGGCAGCAGGAGGAAGTGATCAAGAACCAAGAAGAGAGGCTGGAGCAGGCGAGGAGAATGGAAGCGCGGCTGATGGAAGCCAAGCCTGTTGATCGAGCCGACGACAAGAACTTCCCGAGGACGTGGAAGGATTAAGTCATGGGTCGGCCTGATGCTTGCCATCACAATCCATAGAAACGAGGTGGAGGCAAGTTGGCAGTGCTGGGTTCGAATCCCTGCCGATCCATTTTCAAGCGTAAGGACTGGCCTGCAGTAAAAACACATTCCCCTGATCCAAGGAGAGGGATCACGAACCGGGCGACGGGTCAAGCAACGCAAGGCGAATTACGGGACATGGTTCGCTGGAAACACTGGCCGGGTATGAGCAGTCCTTTCAATCTTCTCAAGGCAGAGCATGATTCCTTTCAGCATCAATCTGCATCACAATCAATTCACATTCATCATTCTCGGCGAGGGGATGATGGAGATCCTCTTTGAAGAGATTAAGCAGGGGTTTCAGGAGCTGGCTGGCATTTACGTCGGATCTGGCACGATGAAGCTCCTGCTGCCCTGTAAAGCGAATCCTGCCCCTATTAAGCATGAATGCCCTGATAAGTGGGTAGATGTTATGATGACTTACGAAGCCGCCTGTTCTCTCCTCGAATGGGCGAGATATCAGAAGGCTCGGGCGATATTCGATCTTGCTCCGAATAAGTCGAATCTGCTCGCCGAGGGCTTCGGGAAGAGGATCATCCTGCCGGATGAACTAAGGCAGGCGTGGGAATCAAGGAAGAGATAATGCCTGCTGCGGTGGCAGAGCCAGTCATCAATATTGGTCCTAATTCAGATCCGCAGGCGAGATTCCTTGCCAGTGAAGCGGACATCACGATCTACGGAGGAGCTGCTGGCGGTGGGAAGACCTTCGGCATGCTCCTCGATCCTTTGCAGCATGTCGATGTCAGGGGCTTCCGAGCAGTCTACTTTCGACGAACCGATGCCGAGACGACGAAGCCCGGCGGTCTATGGGATGAATCGACCGGCCTGTATCCGCTGAAGGCAGGGAAGCCCAACCTGAACAAACTGCTCTGGAAGTTCCCGAGCGGATCTCGCATCGACTTCGATCATCTTCAATACGACTCGACTTGCCAGAACTGGCGATCAGCTCAGATCTGCGGCATGTACTATGATCAGCTCGAAACCTTCACCAGCTATCAGTTCTGGTACATGCTCTCCCGAAACCGATCTGTCTGCGGGATCCGGCCATACATTAAGGCAACGGTCAATCCCGATCCTGATAGCTGGGTCAGGAAATTCCTCGCATGGTGGATCGATGATGACACTGGCTACCCGATCCCCGAGCGAGATGGAGTTATCCGATGGTTCATCCGAGATGGCGATGAACTGATATGGGCAAGCACGAAGGAGGAGCTGCTGGAGCGAGAGGGGGTCGGCGAAGATGATCCCCTGTCGGTGACATTCATCAAAGCAGATCTGTTCGATAATGTCGATCTGATGGAGAAGGATCCGAAGTATCTCGGCTCGCTCAAAGCCCTCACATGGGTCGAGCGCATGAGACTCCTAGGGGGTAACTGGAACGTGAGATATACATCAGGAAATATCTTCCGGCGAAGCATATTCCGGATCGTCTACGCTCGCCCCCATCTCATCACGGTCGCCCGAGCATGGGATCTCGCATCAACGAAGAAGACCGACCAGAACAACCCTGACTGGACTTGCGGCACTTACGTCGGTCTGGATGAGCAGTGCAGGATCTTCATCATGGAGCAGGTCAGGCTTCAAGAGGGGGCGGCAGTCGTCGAGCAGGCGATCAAGACCACCGCCGAGCGAGATGGTTTTACCGTTCCGATCGGAATTGAGCAGGAAGGGGGAGCCTCCGGTAAGGGCTGGCCTGATTCGATCATCCGTAATCTGCTCGGGGGTTATATCGCCAACTTCTGGCCACCCAATGGGGATAAAGTCAGCCGGTCGAAAGTACTCGCAGCTCAGGCCGAAGTCGGCAATGTCTACCTGTATAACCCCGGTCAGCCGGGATCTCATTGCCAATGGATCGAGGAGTTCCTGAACGAAGCCGAGAACTTCCCACCGAAGTCAGGAGGGCACGACGATAGGGTAGATTCGGCAGTTCTCGGATACGAGATGTGTTTAGGCGGGTTTGGGGCGACAGGCTGGGAGACGCAAGATAATGCGACGGACGGGCTACGCATTGGCGGTCGCCGGGTTCCCGAGGGGGTCTTCGGTATCGTCGATGATTCTGAGGATCGTCGCCGACGAGTCATGGATGAGCTGCATGGGCAGGGCGAGTATGATCGGTTCAGACCCGATGGAGAGAATTTTTAAGGGTTATGGTCCCCTCCAAAACAACGGGATATGACAGGATTTATCCCCAATGAGGCAGAGATCCGGAAGGCAGGGGCTCAAAGTCAGGGTGAGAGGATTTGAACCTCCGAGATCCTGCTCCCAAGGCAGGCGGCATACCGGACTTGCCTACACCCTGATCAATGGAGCAGAAGGGAATCGAACCCTCATCAGCCGGGTGCAAACCGGATGCTCTCCCGTTGAGCTACTACCCCGCTCATGGAGGAGCAGTCAGATCTCCCGCTGGTTCGCCGTGGCTTGAATTATCCCCTACCATTGCTGATAGTAGTTGTGACTCATTCGTTGGGATGCCATCATGCCATTGACTCAAGACCTTGCTGACTTCTCAGCGAACGCCATCCAATACGTCACTCGGAAGATCAATCCCGAGCCTTGGATCAATCTGGAGCGATCTCTCGAAGCGATGGGCGACTTCAGCCGAGAGCTGATCAAGGCGATGGCAGTCGAGCGAATGCGGCTCCTGCCCTACTCCGATGTCTTCTCCGGCGGCGATGGCGAGACGGTCGCCATGCAGAACGCCTATGACTCGCTGATGAAGGAGGCATGCTGCAAGGCGGCGATCTATCAACTATTCCTGCCCGTCTGCTTCCTCAATCTGGAGATGGAGCCTGCCTCTGATGATCCCATCGACAAGGAAGCCGCTGAGTTCTGCCGAGATAACATCCTGAGATCCCGAGGAGGTCTTCCTCACTTAATTGAAAGTACTTTGCTGCCTGCCGGCGTGAAGGGCTGGAGCTTGGCAGAGCGAGTCGATATGCGGCAGGAGCGAGGCCGATGGCGAGGCAGAACCATGCTCAGGGAAGTCAAGAGCAAGAGCCATCGCCACTACGATCTCGAAGTCGATCAGTATCTGAATGTCACCGCAGTCATCAGTCGGCTCGATGGCATGAGGCGATATCCGACCAGCAAGTTCGTCATTCATCGCAATATGCCCATGTACGAGAATCCCAAGGGCACCAGCGAGTTCAGGGCGGTCTATCGGGCTGCGTGGATGCTAGATACCGTCTGGAAACTCCGCATGGCAGGCTTGGAACGATATGCCCTGCCATTCTTCAAGGCGACCTATCCGCTGGGCAATACGACGATCAGATCGGCGATGGCGGCTTCTCTGAAGAATGCCCGAGGAGATGGGTTCGCTCTCTTCCCTGCTGGCGCCATGGTCGAAGCGATGGATATCGCTGGCAAGTCTCAGACTGACTTCTCTGCTGCCATCGATCACTTGCGGCAGGAGATATTCCTCGGAGTCAACTTAGCCTACCTTCAATCGGTCGAAGGAGCCACGCCCGATGCGAGAGGGGATACATCGGTATCGAAGCAGGTCACGGAGTTGAGGATCTGGCGAGCCGCTGCCGATGGCGAGAACATCATCAATTACCAGATCAACCCCCACTACATGGAGCTGAACTACCCCGGTCGAGACTATCCACGGGCACACTTCAGCGGCGTGAATGAAGCCGATGCGATGAAGGAAATGGAGAAGTACGAGAAGCTCCTGAACATGAAGTTCCCTGTCTCCATGAAGTCATTCATCAGCTCGGCGAAGATCCAGCCTGCCATGAGCGATGAGGATAACATGCTTCTGATCCAACAGAAGTACATGAAGCAGGAAGCCCAAGCCCAGCAGGGCGGCATGGGCGGCGGGATGGGAGGGACGGGAGCTGCTGGAGCTAGCGATGGCGGTATTGGCAATATCATCGGGCAGCTCGGCAGCGATGCGGGCTTCGATGATGTGAGTACGATGACTCAGAAGGCCAAGCCGACCATGCTCGAAGACGATAAGCCGACCGAGGAGGCAGAAGGAGAATCGGAGGGAAAAGCCCACAGGGAGTAGCCGGAAAAGTGGTTGCTCCCGCGCATGACTCCAATGCGGTGATCCGGCTGATGAATCGGGCGACCGATCATCTGGTGAAGACCATGCTCAGGATCACCCCTGATGCGATTAAACGGCTCCTACGGCATGGACCGGGGGCGAGTGAGCTATTCAACGAAGAAGAGGAAAAGGATCTGGCAGAAGCGTTGCAGGGAGTTTATGGACCTGCCAATCTGCTCGGCATGGCGGCGATCAGGATCCGGCAGAAGGAAGCAATGAAGCGGAAGGGGGCTACCCGCTTCTCGGATGAGGCAACGAGCTTCGTCTCCTTCGGCGATAAGCCCCTGCCCCCATTGAAGCCGAAGCAGGCTCTGGACTTCTTCCTCAACCTGATCCCCTCGCTCGATGTCGAGCCTGAGCGATGGGGAGCCCTGTTAGAGCGAAAGTCATTCACGCTGGCCGCTTACACCAATGAGACGATGCTCAGTGATGTCCAGCGAGTCATCGAAGAGGGGCTGAAGACGGGCGAGCCGGTGGGTTATGGCTCTGAGGGGCAGGCTGGCAAGATCCAGAAGATCCTGAACGAAGTCGGGATCACCCCGAACAATCCTCAGTATTGCGAGATGGTCGCTCGAACGAATACGATGGATGCTTATAACACCGGCACGAATCGGGAGCTGGTGAAAGTCAAGGATACCTTCCCAGCATGGAAGTACTCGGCGATCACGAAAGACAATCGAGGCCGGCCATGGCATGTAAAGAAAAACGGTTGGCACTTCAGTGCTGACATACCCTTCTCTCTGGTGAGAGGCACAGAACCGAGGGACGTATGCAACTGTCGTTGCGTGATGATCCCGGTTGATAAGTGGGATCTCGACGCTTACCTGAAGGGCGGCGGGACTCTGCGAACTACTTGGATAGGAGATTGATCATGATGCGAATGGCATTGAAGGCAGCGACCGGATACTCGAACAAAGCAGCCAGCTCAGCAGGGGCAGCGACGACGCTGACCTTCGCTGCACCGGGAACCGGCCTGCGTCACATCTTTGCGGGGGGCGTGTTCTTCGGCTTCCATTCAACCCCTGCTGCCACCTGCTACTTCACGATATCGGTCGGCGGTACCGAGACTCATCGAGTACCGATCACGACCGCCGGAGCTGGCTTCTTCCCCTTCGAAGGGATTACCTGCGGAGATCCCAATGCGGCAGTGGTCTTCGGTCTGACGGGCGACGGAGGAACCGCCGTTGGCTATCTCTCAGTATGCCAGCATGGGGTAGAGTCAGTAGGCTAACGACCATTGACTCCGATCCTCCTGCAAGGCATCATGATTCGATGATTCCCACGATCTCTATCAGCAAGGTGCGAGAAGCCAGTCTACGACTGGCTCTTGTTCGTCTTCGCTCATCATCGAATGAACGACGCTTCGTTAGGTTCGATGATCAGTCTCGGCAGGAAGCCCTCTCGAAGCATACCGATATCGAATCAGATCGGATCCCATCGCTCATGCCTCCGATCGGAGTAGGGCATGAGGATGAGGACAATGTCCTCGGCAGATCAGATCTCCCGAAGCAGGGCGAAGTCATCAATCTGTACATCGATGGCAATGTCCTCAAGGCTGACTTCGGCAGAGTGCCATTGCAGATCTGCAAGCTGGTCAAGAGGGGCATCTATGACAAGGTATCATGCGAGTTATGGGAGAAGCCACCCGGGAAGTTTGCAGGTGAAGGATGGATGCTGAAACGGGTTGCTCTACTTGGTGCTGATGTACCGGGTGTGTATACTCTCAGCGAGATACCTGATCCCGATGAAGGGATGGGAGTCATCAAAGGTGTCGAGATATTTGAGGTTGGAAAACACAATGATATTGAGTACACCCTTGACGACCTCAAGCGTATTCTGCGAAACTACTGGCTCAATCGTCCTAGCGAAGATAAACGCAAGGAACTGGTTCGACGCTATTTGAAACTCGATGCGGTCAGACCGCTTGGCGACGGAGCGGCGACAGACCAGTTCAAAGATGCAAAACCTGTGGTTCGCATCTTTCGCTCGATGGGCAAGACTTATTCCGTCGATACTTCCACCGGGAGAATGCCGATGACCGCTGAACAGATCCGACAGGCACTTGTGGCAGAAGGCATCTTCGAGCAAGATGAAGTCAATGCCATGAGTGATCAGATCATCATGAAGTTGGCAAAGTTGGTCGGTCTTGAAACCGCCAATGCTGATGCTGAACCAGCCGCCAAGACCGAAGATGAGAAGAAGCCCGATGCTGCCAACGCAGATGCTGCCCCTGCTGCTCCTGCTGCAGATCCTGAGAAGAAGCCTGATGCGGCTATGGCAGATGGTCAGCAGAAGATGATGACCTATGCCGACAAGATCCTCAGCTACAAGATCGCCAAGGCGGTCGCCCCGTTGCTGGAGAAGGTCGAGCAGCTCAGCGGCAATCTCAAGAGCCAGCAGAAGTACGTCGATACTGCTCGCCGGGATACGATCCATCAGCAGGCAACTCATTTCGCTGATAAGCTGCGAAGCGAGAAACGACTGACTCATGGCATGCATGCCAATGCGGTCGAGCTGTATCAATTCCTCGCCGAACAGCCTGCCGAAGTTCACTTCTCTGATGGCGGCAAGCAGAAGAAGGGTTCAGCTCTGGAACTCTTCAAGAAGTTCATGTCGGCAGCTCCCGTTCTGGAAAACTGGGATGAAACCGTGGGCGGTCCTCTCGGATCCAATCCTGCTGATCGCAAGTCAGCGGATCATGAAAAGCTCAAGGCCAAGTATCAGTCGTTCAGCAGCTCCTTCAAAAAGCAGATGAGCGAGAAGAAGTATCTCGACTCTTATGATGCTGCGGTGGAGATGTATGGCGACGACTACACGGTCGAGCAGTTCGTTCAGGGCTAACACATGTTCCCGAAGTCTGCTTCGGGAACATCCTTCTTCATCAGGCAACTCATAAGGACTTTGACTCATGGCTAATCAATCCGCAGGACGATCCCTGCAAGTACTCGACGATACTCGGCTTCGTCGATTCGGGAATGTCGGCACGACCGCTTCCACTTTCTATCCCGGTCAGATGCAGGGAACCGACTCAACCGGGTATCTCAAGAACATTGATGATACCGCCAAGATGTGGATCACGGGCATCCTTTCCAGCACTGCCAACGTCATCTTCACGACGAATGATGCCGCTGACAAATATAAGGTCGAAGTCACTCGCAAGCCGTTCTCGGTAGCGATGTCTTCGGCTGCTGTGGCTGACATCTTCAAGCCTGTGTTCATCACCGATAACCAGACGGTATCGTTGACTCCAGCCACCTATGGCAATTACGCTGGCTACATCTTCAGCGTGCCAAGCAGCTCCTCGGTCTTCGTGGTGCCTCCTGATAATCCTCGCGGCGGTCTCGGCTGCGATGGTATGCGAGGCGTTCGCACTCTGGCAGCGACGGGAGCTGATGCCCTCACCCTGCTCGATGTGAATACCTATATTCTCTGCTCCAATTCGGCAGCAAAGACGACTACCCTTCCGGCTGCTGCTGGCCTCGCTTATGGCGATAAGATCCACTTCGTGAAGCCGGGTGGTGGAGCCAATGTTTGGACGCTGGATGGTAACAGCTCGAACATTCAGGGCGCCAGCACTTTCACCGCGCTCGATGCCAATCTGGATAACGTCGAGCTGACTTGGTTCGGCTCGACCACTGGCTGGGTGCGAACCGGCGGTAATATCGCTTAATCAACCTTTCAATCCGTGGGGTCATGAAGACCTCACGGTATCCATAGTCCCTCGCTAGTTAACTCTATCAAAGGTGCTCGCAATGTACGAATCCAACGTGTCCATCTTCACGCAACAAGCGAGGGCTACCTTCATTGATCGGTATGCCTCCGTCGCTGTGCCTGCTGATGTCGAGAACATCATGACTCGCATCCCTTCCAAGGGTGCGATTGAAAACCATGCTTACCTTTCGCCGACTCCCGGCATCGGTAAGTACGAAGGTGTCCGCAAGCTCGGCAACCTGAAGTCTACCGTCTATCCAATCGTCAACGATACCTTCGACGGTGGCTTCACTGTCGGCAAGGAACAGGTCGATGATGATCAGGTCGCCGGTTTCTTGAAGAAGGCCGAGGAGCTGGCAGAAAAGGCCAAGCTATTCCCCGGTCGCCGATGTCTGTGGCAGCTTGCCCGTGGGCAGACTGACAAGTGCTTCGATGGCACCGCATTCTTTGCAACGAGCCACACCGAAGGAACTGGCAATAACATCACGACTTACTCGGGTGCAACTTCTGACTCGACGACTCACTATATCGCTGCCCTGATCACCGACTCCCCGATCAAGCCTCTGTTCTGGCAGGATCGTGAAGCTCCATTCCTCGATACCGATGCTGGCACTCCTCAGGCTCGCTTCGCTCGATCTTACCGTTACTGGGCAGATCTTCGTGGCGGCACTGGCTATGGCTACTGGTGGGATGCTGTGTTCTGCACTGTCACCAATACGCCTACGCCTGCTGAGTTCATCAAGATCGTCAACAAGATCAAGGGCGTGTTCCGAGGATTCAAGCTGCCATCCTTCAATGCTGAATCCGGCACTGAAGAATACGTCCACGAACAGCGTACCTTCAATGCTTCCAACCTGACTCTGGTGGTCAGCACGGGGCTTGAAGCAATCGCTGATATCGTTGCGAAGGCTGAAGTGATCGATCAGACGACCAATACCCACAAGGGTCAGTTCAAGGTCATCTGTTCGGCATTCATGAACAGCCCAAGCTAATCGATGCTCGACATGTTACAATGAAGCCGAGCGAGTTCCGCTCGGCTTTTCTTCTTAGGAGTTTGCGATGAGTAGCGGCATCATGTCACCGAATACGAGAGGCAGTCAGATCAACGGAGCCTGCGGCTGCGGTGGCCAATTCGTGCAGTATCAGGATGGCAAGGAGCAGATCTATCGCTGCTCGATGTGCGGCAAGCGACCGCCTCAGCATTTCACAGATCGCCTCGCCAAGCAGCGAGCCGATGATCAAGCAAAACCGACCGACTGGTGGAAGGATGAAAAGGTCGTCAAGAATGCTTCGCCAACAGGGGTAAAGACCGAACCGAAGCCCATGTAGGAGTTGATCATGGCGGAACGAAGCTACGAAGGAATCGGCGGCTGTGCTATCATGGTCGTGATCTTCCTCTTCATGCTGATCCTTGTAGTTCGCTATTTTCTCATCGGATGACTCATCATGCCAGTCTCAACCTACATCTCTGATGCGACTCTGAAGACTGCTGTTGCCGAGTCTATCGGGCAGCTCTCGGATGAGCTGGCATCTCGTTGGGACGGGATCATCAGCCGAGCCAATGTAGACGCATACTACTTCGTCCTCAGGAAGCTCGGCGAGCGTGGGTATACGAAGACGGAGATAGATGCATGGCCGGAAGCAGCGACCTTCAACACTGATATCGGTCTCCTCTTCTGCCTTCAGCGGGGAGGAGTTCTCTCTTCATTCTCCGATACTTACATCAGATCGATTGATCGACGCAAGGAGCTGGAAAGCGCATTGCTCATGGATGGGGCTGGCAACTTCGTCTATCCCTCAGGAGCTGGTCAGGAATCGATTGTGCAGGCGATGGAATGGTCTGGTTATGACTTCAATCCTGCGGTCGAGTTTACCTTCGATGACTCGATGCGGGAACCGCCTCCCGAGAACGTCTGATGTCTGCAGAACTCGTACTCACCCCGCAAGGTCTCCAGCAGTTCTTCAAGGAGCTGGAGAGCGTTCTGTCTGGTCCGCTCGACTTCACCGGCTACTTCGACCGGGCAGAGCTGGCTCTCAAGACCGCTGCCCTGAACTGCTTCGATCAGGGGGTAGATCCGAATGGCAATCCTTGGGCTCCCGTTAAGTTCCGTGTCCGCGACTCAGGAGGCACTCTCCAGCCCCTTCGGGATCGTGGCCTGCTCATGGCCTCTATGACCAGCGATAGCGGTTCTGGAGCGATCAGAGAGCGTGGAAACGACTTCCTGAGATACGGCACGAACCTGATCTACGCCGGCGTTCATCAATTCGGCCACCGGATGACTCCCAAGCAGGCGAGCTTCCTCTGCATGCCCATGACTCTCGAAGCCCTGCGAGCAGGATCTCCGAAGAACTTCCCTCGCCCCCTGCGGCCAGTCATCAATAAGAGCAAGGACGGGGGAGTTCTGATCGAAGATGAGCCGAAGGATCAGGAGCCGAAGAAGAAGGGCGAGAGGCAGGAGAAGCCCAATGACATCGTTCATTACATCATGACGAAGGAGGCGGTCATACCAGCTCGCCCGTTCCTTGGCTATACTGAGAAACTGGCAGACAAGATGGCTCTGATTCTGGACGACTGGCTGCATGGTCCAGAAGGTCCATACGGGAAGTTTTTCAAACCGGCAGCATAGGAGAAGATCGATGTCCTTTCTCGCAGTGGTGAATGATCAGGTCAAGCATCATCACTTGACTTTCCCCGATGCTCCGAAGCCCCGGGAGGCGATCTACCGTCAGGGCAACCCTACGCTCGGTGGCGGCTTTTCCACTTACCGGATCGTCGTCAATGAAGGCCGGGAAGATGCTCACACGACCATCATCCACTTCATGGAGAAGGCAGGATCAGGCTTCGGGGTGACGACCGAGGATCTGCTCGCCATCGCTCTGGATCGCCTTGAATGTTTCCAGAAGGGCGAGTTCCCCTGCGAAGAAAATGATGTGGCGATCCAGTCGATCACCTATGCTTTATCAGCCCTGAAGGAGCGGAGCCGTCGCCGATATCTGAAGAGCATGAAGGGGAAGTACGAGGAAGAACCCTATGTTCAGATCTCAGTCCTTACGCCGGTTCCTCTGCCTGCTACCGATGATGCTGGCCAGCATGTTCGATCCGATGAACCCGCTCCGAAGGCTGAAGAGAAAGCCGAAGAAGCCGAAGCCCCCAAGGAAGAGGCGGCTGTTCCCGTTGAAGAGAAGCCCAAGGAAGAGCAGGTAAAGCTGGAAGCAGTTGGTGTCGAAGCTGATGGATCGGTGAAACCCATCGATCAGATCAAGCACGAAGCAGCTCCTGCTCCTGCCCATCATCGCCACAACAAGAAGAAGGGCAAATAAGCCATGGCAGTATCCATCGCAGTAGCTGATGCAGCCTCCGATCGTGATGTCAATGTCACGGTCACTGGCATCACAGGGGTCGATACCTGCGAGGTCTTTTATCAACAGACCATCGAAGACGATCCCTCTGCGTGGACTTCTCTCGGTATTATTTTTGCTAATGGCAGCTACACTTATGAGCTGCCTGCGAATGGATACTACTGGTTCTATGGCCGCACTTCTGATGGGAATATCACCAATCTGGCGAGGACAGTTGTTTCATCGGGCGATGCAGTCTATCACCAGATCGTCAACGCAGTGGTGGCAAGAATCCAAGACAGCATCAACGCTTCCGGCTTCAATCGCATCACTGATCCGTTGAGGGTCGTCAGCAGCTACGTCTATGAACCAGCAGTATTCACCGCAAATGTTCCGGGCATCGCAGTCGTCGGCAATGGGAAGAAGATCCCGCTTGCTGGCACGAATGAAGAGGATGATAAGGGCTACCCCGTTCTGATCATCTGTGCCGACCGAGCCAACTCGAATACGCCACGAAGAGCAGACGATGATTACTATGCTTGGCAGGAGCAATTAGAAGCCCTGTTTGAGCATAAGAGAATGCCCACGGTCACGAAGGATGGCATTCAAGTCGTGTGGGATGTCGATGTTTCATATCCGGAGACGGTTGAATTTATTCGGCAGAACTATCATGATGTTCGAGTGGCATTGGTCTTGACTGTCAAAACAAGAGAAGCGAGGAACCCATGAGCAGCGTAGCCAGTATCTCCACCTATTCATTGTTTGCGCTCGCTGCTACCGGCAGCGGAACGTGGACTCGCTTTCCCAAGTCAACTTGCTCGGTCGGTCGTCGCGGATCCATCATGGTTCCCGATATGACGACTGGCAATCGAGCAAGACCAATCGAATTGAATCGAGACGCTGCCTATACGGTAGGTGGCGACATTCAGATGCAGGCCACGCCTGCCAATCTGCTTTACCTGCTGCCTTATCTCTCAGGAGATGCGACCAGCCCCTTTGTGAATGCTGAGCCATCTGGTGGCCTGCTGAGTACTTTCCAGATCGCCATCGACAAGGGCGGACAGGAGCATTCTTACTACGGTTGTGTGATTGATCGAGCAACCTTCTCCTTCAATCGTGGCGACTTCATCCAATCAACTTGGTCGGTCGAAGGCATCTATGAGACGGTCGGTGGATCTGCAGCTCGAACCCGAGCGCAACTTGCTGCCCTCTCCGTCTCGCTCTCGCCGCCATTCGTTTTCTACGATGCTATGGTGACGGTCGATGCAGTCGGCTATTCCTTCGCTCAGGCATCTCTGACCATCGATAATGTTCTGGAGAAGAACCAGTTCTTCGGAGGATCTCAGGTACGGGCATCGCTGCCGACGACTGATCTGCAGGTCGGGATCTCGCTGATGGTTCCCTATAACTCGACCAATAAGGCTCTCTACGATCTGGTCGGTGCATCGGGAGCTGAGGTCGTTCTGACTGCGACGAATGGCTCGAATATATTTGCCATCACTCTGAATGCTGTACAATTCCCAGCACAGCCGATTGATGATCCCAGCCGTGGGGAGGTCATGCTCTCGCTGAATGGCACTTGCGGAAGTTCCGCAGGTGAATCGGTCTACAGCATAGCAGTCACGGCAGCATAGCGAGGACTCGATGAAGGCTTCACTCAATTACTTCCTGCCTGACGATGGTGTCAGGCTCAAGGCTTCGATCAGATCCAAACGCAATCTTCATGACGGGCTTACCTTCACCTATCGCCCGGTGGATCAGATCGAACGAAAGTCGCTCAGTTATCAGTTGACGATCCTCCAGAATGAAGAGAAGTACGATGAAGCAGCTCGGCGAGAGCTGGAGGAAACTCTCAAGCGGATAGATTCGTGGGATATCCCGATCACCCCTGATCAGTTCATCACCGGCAAGGCGAAGATGAATCCTGAGCTGTTTCAGGATATCTACCGGATAGTATGGGGCTTCGCTGGTGCTGATGAGCTGGAGGTCATCGCAAAAAACTCCTGATGGCACTCAGGCTTTATCTGAGCCATCCTGAGCTGCCAAGTTGCAAGGAATGTCAGGAGTATCTGTACGATGCCGAGACATGGGAGATCCAGAAGGACGATGCTGGAAAACCGATAAAACGCTGGGCAGGATGCCCTCTCCCATGTGTCAAGTGTCCGAAGATCCCATCAGGCAAAGATCCAGTTCCAGCCAATGCAGTCGAGTTATCTGATCGCAGCCGACAGGTCTATCATTACGAGCTGCTGCTGCGAGAGGATAAGACGAACCTGTTGCCACGGGATAGCATAACCGTCAAACATGCGGCTCTCATTCGTGAGGTCGAACGACGCTTGGATAAGCTCGACGATTCTGCGATGATGAACCAACTGCTACGGGTCGTCCTGTTGGCAAGGAGCAAATGATGTCGGCAGAACTGGCTCGAAGTCTGGTGGTTGAACTGAGCGTGAAGAAGAAGTCCTCGGACTTGGCTTCGCTCAGCCAAGACTCTGCCAAGCTGAAGGACGGGCTGGAGAAGGTCGATAAGCAGTCGAAGGTCACGCTCAGCGGCATCGACAAGATGGAGAAGTCTACCGAGAAGCTGAAGGGCGGGTTGAAAGACCTTGCTACTTCGGCTTTTCTCTTGGGATCTGCTGGATCTGGAATTGAGAAGCTCGTCATGAACTTCGTCAGGCTCGAAGGGGCTTTACGAGGCATCAGGGGTCTCAAGGATGTCCTCGGATCTCTCCAGAGTCTCAGGGGCATGGGCGGCGGCGACTATCTTCTGTCGGCAAGCCGCATGACTGGGATCTCGCCGAAGGCTCTGCTCGGCACCGCCACCAAGTATGCTCTGCCGACGATGGTAGGTGGCACGGCATTGCTCGCTGCCAAGGCCATCATCGGTGGCGTGAATATGGCCGACAACTTCATGACCAGCCGGGGAGCGAAGCCGTGGCTGGGGCATGGCGGCTGGGATCGCAATGCTGCAGGAGAGCGATATAGCTTCTCTCCCGGCAAGATCGGCGACTCCATCGAGAACTACTGGATCGGGGGCGGCAAGTTCAATAATCGAGGCGACTTCGTCTCGAACGATACCCTGCTGAGCCGGGCAGATAGAAGGATGGTCGAGTCGGCAGATCGAACCAATCGGGAAGTCAGCATCGCCGAAGCCGCAAGAGGGGTTCAAAGTCAGCAGAGAGGCTATCAGTCGCAGGCGTTTTCAGCCACCGCAGGAATCCCGTTCTATGGGCTGGATCGCTCAGGACGCGATATGGTGAGTTCTAGGCTCGGTTCGGGCTTCAGTGGTGAAGAAGGGCGAATGAGACTTTTGTATGGCAGAGACGCAGGCTCCGAGCGATTTAGAGCCATGCAGAGCATGCTCGCCGAGAGGGGCAGGGGGATCGGTAGCCAGATGGGACTTGCTGAGGCAGGGGTGAGGGAATCGGACTCCCTGATCAATCGACAGGTCGGCATCTTCAATTCCTCGGTGAACCAGAAGGTCGGGATCGTCGGGGGCAAGGAGAATCAGGGCGAGGCTCTGGCGAAGGATCGATCCATCGTCGAGGAAGGCAATAAGCTCATCGAATTAGAGAAGCGAGGGATCGAAGCAGTCAAGGCTCGACAGGCCGCTCGAATGACTGAGCTTTCCACGATGAGAGATCAGGCGAGAACCCTGTCGGAGATGTACGCCGCTGACTCTGCCTCCGCTCAGGCGACAATGAGGGCTTCCAAGCAGAATATCGGAGCCATGAATCCAATCGAGGGAGGCATGACTCTCAAGATGATCGCTCGCGCGAAGGATAAGGGCTTCGGTGCATTGACTCCGGAGATGCGTCAGCGGGTTGCTCAGTTCATGCCCGAGGAGGCTAACCTGTTCTTCGAGAAGCAGGCCGACAAACTGAAGGTCGGCGGCAAGGGCTTCGATGAGATCATGAAGGGGACGATCAACGAGAGGCGAGTCGGAGAGTCAGCTCAAGCAGCCGCTGAATGGAAGCAGAAGACGGTCGAGCTGGAGCAGAAGATCGATGTCACCGCCGTGATGAATGAGGAAGAACTGGCGAACCTGATCACCCAGCGTCTCACGCCATTACTGCGAACCGTTGAAGCGACGGTCGGCAGGATCGGCGAGAGGGTCAAGGCCATCGAGGAAGCGAATGCTGGAGCAGCAGCTCTCCGAGCGAACGCAGCAGGAGCCCCTAAGTAATGTACTTTCGATACGGCAACTACACCTTCCCCGCCAACACGGTTCGCTTGGAATCGGTGCGAACCGATCCTCTGTATGATGGCCTGATGCCCATCGGTCAGAAGAAGACTTGGAGCCTGTACATCAAGCTCTACGCAGCCACCCTCGGCGAGCTAAACACCAAGATCGCCTTCATGGATGCTCTCTTCTCTGTTGAAGGTCAGGTAGCAGCTCTGCTCGATGCCAATCGTCGGGTGACTGCTCATATCCTCGGCGTGGGGGCGAGGGCTGGATGCAAGGCGACCATCAGGCCAAGCTATGAACCGGCGGTCGGAATTGAGATGAGCAAGATCCGATCCTTCCGAGTCGAACTGACTGCTGAGTATGATGTCGCTATCCCCGGTCTGGTGGTTCGATTCAATGAGACGACGACGATCCAAGGCGATGGTGGTCCAGAGAAGGACTATCTGGAGTGCGTTATCGGCAGGCCAATCCCGCAGACGCTGAAGCAGTTCACGAAGGTCGTCGTCACTCAGACGGGAACCATCGTCGGCAGGTACCGCCGGGTTTATCCTGAGGAATGGGTTCAGGAAGCTCTGCCGGGTTTTCGGGTAGGATCTCTCTGCTCAGTCAGTCATGGCACAGCAGAGCTTCGTGATGGTCCACCGGGCAATCCGGTCGAACGCAACTTCCCGATCAACTACACATGGGTTTTCAAGGCTCCCGGGTTCATCAATCCTCGCTTGAATAGATGGAGAAACTGATATGGCATCCCGTTACTTCAGGGGCGATGCACCCAAGGTCGCCAAGGTCTATACGCTGACCGTGGCTGGATCTCCGGTCGCCACCGATACGATCACCATAGCATTCAAGGATGCGGCATCGGGCAATACCGTGAGATCTCTGACCTACACGCTGGTCGGTTCAGATCTCGATGTCATCTCTGCAGCTCTCACCGCGCTCATCAATGACTCGGCCTACGAAGAGGTCAAGGAGTTCGCAGCGACTGATGAGACAGGTGGCATCGTCACCATTACCCAGCTCGACCAGTACAAGGGCGAGACGGCTTTCATTGAAGTGAGCGATACGGGAACCGTCACCGCTTCGATCACGACGACGACTGCCAGCTCGGGACCGGGTGACTGGTCGCTCGCCGAGAATTGGGTGGGAGGATCTACCCCGACATCGAGCGATGATCTGTATCTGGATGGCCTGCCCTACAACGTGACTGATATGCTCGAAGCATTCAGCCAAGTACTCTCAGTTCGCATCGTGAACTGTAAGAGGATAGGGCGAGAGCTTCACAATGGCAGGTATCGGGAATATCGCCCTCGCTTCCTCAAGTCGATCATGAGCAAGCTCTACATCAACTCCCCTGAGTCAGATCTGTTGAGGATCGATCTCGGGACGATCACCGGCTCCGCTATCGAAGTGATCGTTGATGACCTCGCCACGGATGGATTTGAGGAGGGCATGGAAGCCCTCTGTTTGAAATGTGCTGGCTCGGTTGGCTTCAATCTGACTGTCAATCGAGGATCGGTCGGCATCGCAGCCTACGAAGGAGAGACTGCCAAGGTGCCGAGCATCGTTCAGGGCTTCCGAGACTCGCCGAGCGATTCGCATATCCGCTGCGGGATCGGTGCCACCCTGACCAACGTATATCGCACCGGAGGATCCTTCCGCTTCGCTTCTGCCCTGACTCTTCTGGAGCAGCGAGAGCAGGCAGGCGAGGCGGTCTATGCTGGCAATACGGCCACCCTAGCGACCGTGACGCTGTTTGCTGGCTCGCTGGTCATGATGCCCATCGGAACCGATTGCCAGCTCACCAATGTGACCATCGGTAAAGACTGCACGCTGGATCTCTCGAAGTGCGCTTATCCGGTTCGATGCCCTAACCCGATCATCTGTTACGAAGGGGCAAACATCATCGATCCGTTCGATAGATTGGCGATTGCAGTCCCAGCCGATGGCTCACCGGATCCATTCATCAGCATCACCCCTGCTGGCTGCAGTCTGGAAGACGTGAACATCATTCGAAAGACGGGCAAGACCTACAACAAGGTGTAAGCATGCCAGCAGATGATCTCGGTTATTTTCTTGCGACTGGCGTCGAGAACCCTCTCAATATCCGCTATCAGGATACGGGAGGGTTTTACCCGGGAGCGATCACGTTCACGATGGCTCCTCAGCGGCGGTTCGATGTGCCGGAGATCGACATTGAACTTCGGTACCAGAACTTCCGCTATCGATTGACCAACTGCAAAATCCTGAATGTGACCGAGACGCATGGCTCGGAAGGATTGATCTGGCAAGTCACCGCCGTGGATCGTCGCTGGAAATGGGAAGAGCATGTCATCAGCGGGATCTATAATCGTTTCCTCGAGAACGGGGCTCTCTGGAAGCGAACCGAGAAGAATCCTCGGCAGCTCCTCAAGCTCCTGTTCGATGTCCTCGGCGAGAAGGTCGATGTCAGCAAGGTCGATATCAAGCCAAGACCGCAATGCGAATGGCTTAACTCCCGAGTCATCTTGGAAGCCGATAAGCTATGCCAGATCCTCGGCTGTCGGCTGATTCACACGCTCAAGGATACCTATGCTGTCGTTCCGGTCGGAGAAGGGAAGCCGATCCCGGTTCAGGATGGCATTGCCACTTATACCCGAGGACTCACCCTGCCGACTGGTCCTGATAAGCTCAAGGCGATCTTCCGGCCACGTTACGAAGTCGATCTTCGTTTGGAGCCGGTTGGCATCGAGGAAGATGGCACTCTCAAGCCTATCGATGAACTGAGCTATAAGCCAACTGCTGGCTGGGATGGAGAGTACCCCGGCGAGTTCTCAGGCGTTGTCGACAAGATGGAAGGCGACCGCTACTTTCAGGAGCTGGCTCGCCGATCTGTCTGGAGATACTTCCAGATCACGACCGATGATAAGACCGGCGGTGCATTGAAGATCCCGAACTATAAGGGCAAGCCTATCACGAAGATCGAGGAGCTGCTGCCGATCTTCTCTGAGTCGGTAGCCTTTCATAAGGATCTCCCGCCCAATGACTTCTACAACTATCGGACGATGCCGCTGATATGGGGCATGCACGTCAACGGATCTATGAATGGTCGCATTGCCTACGACACCAATGCTAACAGCCCCAATGCTGAAGCATGGCGCAAGGAGCCGTTCGATGTCGATGATGCCGTGATTGAATGGGTAGACTTCTCAGTCGATTGTGAGCGGGGCTTATTCATCTTCAACGAGCCGATCTACGCTTATGATCTGTCGGCATCCGAGACGGGTTTCAAGACTCCGAAACTGACTGCTCGGGTCTGCATCACCCTGCGAGATCCGAAGACGCTGGGCGAGATCTGGTACGAGTACGAGAAGAAGAGGAATGTTCCCCAGCGAGGAACGGGGGCAAGGATCATTCCTATCGATGACATCACCGCCGACTTCTGGTTCATCGAACGAACAAGCAAGGTCGATTCGAATGAGAAGGAAGTGAAGAAGGTCGCTGAGCATTACATGTCGCAGATCGAAAAGGAGTATCAGTCAGAGAATCCCCATACGGTCACATTCAATGACTGGCGACCGATTGCCATGAGCGGAGCGATCACCGAAGTGACATGGGAGAGAACGGCAGGGGGAGTCAGAACATCGGTGAGCTACAATGATCGGCATCAGTACAATCGACCTAGCTACGAAGAGACTCGGCTGCTATTCTTGAATCGCCACGCCAATGAGCGAAGCCAGAGCAATATTCGTCGCTACGATCTGAAGGACACGATCAAGAACTGGCAACGCCAGCGGATCATTCAGGAAGGTCACTAATGCAAGGGTGCAAGCCTTACGAGCTTTACAATGAGTCGCTTGAGGATGCACCCGCATGGGCGATTGCAGAGATTGTTCGCTACGATACCGAGAATAATTACATCATCGTGAAGAAGCCATCTGCCGATAGCTTGGCTGAAGTCATGATCATCTCAGGCGGCGGTCTTCGTTCATTGTCGAGAGGGACGGGCTTCTCTCCTCTCGACGGATCTGGTTTGATCATTCGTTATGACGATGCTGATGGGGCTCCTGCCACCGGCGATGATTATGGCACTACGACCGGATCTTGGATGCTGAAGAAGAATAAACTAGGCTTCACAGCATGGGCATCTGTTGGCACTTTCCCAGTTCCTCAATGCGGTCTATTCCAAGCAAAGGTCTGTAATGAATAAGAGCAGATCCAATCTGGTTATTCCTGACAAAGCCAAGCTCAAGCCCCTTATCAATACCAGTGCTTTCGATGCGGAAGATGGATCGATCCTTGAGCTTCACGGGTATGATGCAGCTACAAAGCGTTTTCAAGTCAGAAGGCCGACTGCCAATGGCATCAATCCTGCCAAGCTGATCATTGCCTACGGTCGCATTGCTGCCAATGGTGAGGGAATGGGTTTGGCGAGATTGCCGAGCAGGATACTCTTTGATCCCGCTGATGGAGATCCAGCTACCGGCGATGCATATGGAACGACTTCTGGATCATTTCGTCTCAAGCAAGGCATGTTTGGGTTTCGAGCGATTGCTGGAACTCTCGTCAACAACTCCTGCCTGTTTTTGACAGAGAACAATTGCAGCGGCTCAGCAGGCTCAGGATCGAGCAGCGACATAAGCCAAGATCCTGAAGCATACTATTGCTGTGGATGTCCTCGCTTCACTTGCGGTACTGGAACCAGTTCTCCAGATACCACTTGGCCTACTGATATGGAGCTGACGGTAACGAACAGCGTCCTAGGGACAAGAACGCTCAATCTTGATGTTATTCCATTCGATGCTATCGATGGTCCAGTTGCATGCGGGCAGCGATTCAACCCCAATGATACCCACGGCGGCATCAGAGCAAGATACACCGGATCTTACAACGGTACCTTCTTCGATGAAGCGACGTGGACAGCTACTGATTGCCAGTCGGGAGCAGGCTCGACTGGTATGGGTTACGTGGATGAGCAACTTGCTGCAACCCTTACCTGCTGCGATACCACCAATGGTGGCAATGCTTTTGCATGTCTTTTTTTTGAGCAACTCTACAATGGCGAACCTTACGAGAGTTGGACGCTGGAGGTTTCTTGGACTAAACACATTGCAGGCGTGAGGCATTCGATGGCAGCTTATATCAAGATGACCATCGTCGCCTGTTCTCCATTCAGCTTAACGAGAAGCGGATCAGTTGGCTGTAAATTGACGCATCCGGGTAGTCTTTGTGGACAAGATCCTGAGGACGATCCGATATATATCACTACCAGCGATACGCCTTTATCTGGCTCAACCTTTCAAGCTGATCTGGAAGAAGTGTAATGCAATCGATCCCTTGCTCTCTTGGCTTCAAAGATGGGATACCTGATGCGGTCGGTCCTTTCTATTGCAGCCGCCATCAGTGTTGGCATGTTGGCAGGAATTATCAATACGCCATCGGCACCGACGAAGCATCTGCCAAGCGCAGGATGTTATGGGATAACCCGAGCGATGTCATTGCTCGGGATTCTGCCATGCTTCGTAAGCCAACCGTTTCGATGACCTGTCGCCATCTGGATCCGAACAAGATCTCGAATGAAGAGGCAGTCGGCATGGAAGAGATTGCCAAGGCATTAGAGACGGGATGTAAGGGCTGCGCAGGCTATACGACGATGAGGCGATGTCATGGTGGCGGCGGCGTTCAGGGCATCACCACTATCAATTATTGCTCTAATCGCTGTGTTGATCGCTTTGATCCTCTGCCGATTGGCGAGGCAGCTCTAAGGGCAATGCCATCACCGACCATTTACCCAGAAGGGCGATGTATCATTCTCTGCGGTGGCGGCGATTATGAATCGTCTCTGTGGGTGACTTCTAAATTGATCAGGAAGTTTGATCCTGACATCCCCATCATCTTGTTTCATGGTCATCAGGAGAAGCTGAACTACGAAGCGTTTCGGCATGTTGAGATCCGCAAGGCTCCTCAGGATATCGTCTCCGGCTGGCCGATGAAGTCATATGCCTTATTGAAGGCTCCAGTGAATCGGGTGTTATTTCTGGATGCCGACTTCCATCCGACCGAATCGATTGCCCGCCACTTTGAAGCCCCGTCAGGCGTGATATGTGCTAACTCAGTTTGGAATGCCATCGAATGGGATAAGTATCATTTGACTCCTGATGATAGAAACCCGCTCGATGGCGGCTTCTGGATGATCGATAAAAACCGTCATCCGAAGCTCACTTGGGTTTACTACTACTTCAACACGGTTCGCCATCAGGATACCTATCAATGGGGTGTTGGTGATCAGGATCAGCTTCGAGCTGCTCTACGCTTTTGCGAGATCAATTACGACAGCATTGGTCAGGCTGAAATGATTGGCAGGGCGATTGTTTATCGAGGAGTTGGGGTGCATCGTTATAATGACAAACTGAGGCAGAGAGGATCGAAGATGCGGGAGTACTCACGACGACCGGTACCAGATCCCCGCCTTCCCAATGACTCAGAAACCTTCAAGCTCTTGTATGAGTACGAGAAGCTCTACTTGAACAAATCATAGACACGGCTTCACTTCTGATCTACACTGTCGGGAAGCCAAGCATCCAGAAAAGATGTAATGCCCAGTAACTTTTCAGGGGTTTTCCATGCACACCATCCATCTTGATCAGGAAGATCTCATGCCGTTCACACGTCATCATCTGGTCGCTTTCATCGTTGTCCTTCAGTTCCTCGTCGGAGCGAACTATGTCAACTCGCTCGATGGGGGCAGGCATCTCAAGGTCTATGCTCAGAAGCCACCATCAGGGCAAGCAGACGAGCCGGAGAAGCCCGATGTGAAGCGGGTGCTACAGAATAATCAATCGATGCTATGGGTGGCGGGAGGAGCGATCCTAGGAGCTTATGTCTGTACCGTGATGCGGAAGGCATTCAACTTTTCAGAAGGTCCCAATACCTTTGGCGTTGCCATGGCGACATCGATCCCGCTCGCTGCCTTCACTCTCCATCAGTACTTCGATAATCGAGCTGAGTACTGCCTCCTTGGGGGTTTCTTATTTGCTCTGGTGAGCTGGGCGTTATTGGAGATCGTCCTCGCCCTGTCTGCACGATGGAAGAAGACCGCTGCCAATCAAGGGCTATCCGGTCTGAAGGATGAAGTCCTCGGCAGAAACCATATCAACACCGAGCAGCCCGATATCCAGCAGCCACAATCCAAGGAGCAACCCAAGTCATGAGATGGAATCTAGTCGCGCTCTGCCTCCTCTTCTTCGCCGGATCTCTTCCGGCTCAGACCATTGTCGGTGATCGCCCGACTGCCAAGGAAGCAGCGGTCGCTGAGCAGACTCTCCAGAAGCTCCAGCCGAAGCGACTCACGATGCAGGTCGGCGAGTTTGAGGAGCTGATCCCCGCCAATAAGGGGGACACGCCCTACCTATGGCTCAGCACTGATGATGAGGTCGTTAGGCGATACGAGATCGAAAAGGGAAAGTCCTTCGGGATCATCGGGAAGAAGCGAGGCTCGAAGGGATCTGCTTATGATTACCATGAGTTCGCCCCCCGTGAATATCGCTGGGCGATCATCATCGTCACTCAGAAGCCGGTGCCGGTCTTTACCGCCGATGGCAAGCCTGCTGTTCGCCCTGTATCGATCCATGTGGTCAAGGGGACAGAGCAGAAGACCGCTGAGCCTGCTGATCATCTCATCATCACAGTCGGCGATACGGTTCCTGATATCGATCCGATCAAGCCCGATATCAAGCCCGATGTCCCGGTGAAGCCTGATGTGAAGCCCAGCGTTGATGCCGAGCTAGTCAAGGCATTCAAGGAATCTCTGAAGACCGATAAGGATGAGGCAGTCAAGCAGGGGATCGATTGGAAGTACGCTGCGATATGGGCGAAGACCTACTCCGACACTTCTTCCTTTCTCAAGCTCAACGATCCGGTGGTCGCTCCGAAGCTCATCAGGGATCTATACGAGAAGCACAAGGCGACTTGGCTGGTCGAGGAAGTTCCGGCTCGCCCATTCCTTGAAAATACCCGCAAGATCATCGATGGCATTCTGACCAAGGAGTTTGGCGTCGATACATCGAAGCCCTTGGATCGAAGCAAGGCCAGCGATCTCTTCAAGATGATCGGCAACGCTCTCACGGAGGCATTGAAGTAACATGACTGATAATCAGCTCCTCGAAGCAGTCGGTGGGAAGAGGATGTCGAGCGGCTCCTCTTCCTCGGCAGTCTGGAACTTCGGCTGGGAGCCTTCCGACAACGAGACGCTAACCCGCTGCTACGCTGCCGGGATCTTTCGTGATCATGATCCCAATGAGGATGTCCCTGAGATCAAGGGCGATAAGGTCGAGCTGTATCCAGAAGTCAAACTCGTCTATGGCGAGTACCGTTACAACTGGCAGATAATCGGCTCTTGCGTTCATGGCGGCGGCGAGAATGGGATCATCACCCGCCAATGCCAAGAGATCATTCATGCAGCTCGACAGGAAGCAGCGACCATGCCATTCGGCTGGATGGCATACGCTGCTGCCAGATCGAACGGCAATCCGAATCGAGCAGAAGGTGATGGCGCCAGCGGCACGCTCTACGCCGAGAAGCTGGCCGAAGTCGGAACTCCCCCAATCGATACGCCCGGGATCCCGAAGCCCCTGCTCGTTCCGGTCGCTGATCGATCTGATGCCAAGGCCATTCTGTGGACGCAAGCATCGATTGAGGAGTTTGAGCGGCTCGGCACCGATGATCGTAGGGTGAAGGGTTTGGAGCTGAAGTACTCGACTCTCAAGAACATCCCGAAGGAATGGATTGAAGCAGCGATCAAGCATAAACTGCAGTTCATCCGCTGCCGATCAGAGGAAGAGGTCGAGCGAGAGCTTCGTCGTCGTCGCCCGATCCTCGCCGCCGGCGACTGGGGCGGTCGCATGAAATGCTCCTACAAGGGTGAACCCCGTGTTCTCTGGAATGAGGAGGCAAGCTCATGGGCTCACCAGCAGTCGATCCTCGGCTTCTGGAGGCACCCCACGCTTGGCCGGAGCTTCCGCTGGCAGAATCAATGGTACTATATGTCGAACGGCGTGGCGGTTCCGATGCATGGGGCGGTGACTGGCGATGAGCCACCGGGCGGCTATTGGACTAGCTCGAAGGATGTCAATTATCAGGCTCGGAACGGCGAGGTCTTCGCCATCTACGGGCTTGAGGGATATGATGGCAATGCTCAATGGATCAATGCTGCTTAGCGTTGATGGTTTCTCTCTTCTTCTCTGAGGTACGTCATGAATAACTTGCGTCTATGGATCGTAGTCAACTCGGAATGGCCGGAGCGCGTCGATATGGCGACCCGAGCCTTCCTCGATGATCTGGCTGATGATGGTCATTCCATCGCTACGGCCACGATGACCGATTCTGACTCGGCAGGAGAGACGAACCTGCTGGTGAGAGAATCCAGCGAGCAGGCAGAGTATGGGGCATTCATCGATAGCATCGTGAAGACCTTGCTGAACCAGATCAGTCTGTCCCCGAAGAAGGTGCTGAAGAACCCCAACTTCAAGGCAGGTCTGCGGCAGATCTCGGTCGCCTTCAAGGAAGAGATCAACACGCCGGGGCAATTCGATGACTTCCTGATTGATCAGATGATGGTCATTCTGGAGAAGATCATCGATGAGCAGCAGGTAGGTCCGATTGAAGTCGGAGCTGCTTTCGGCGGCAAGCGACCGAAGCGGCTCCGCAGCCGTGAGGAAGTCATCGCCAAGATCAAGGAACTCGGCGGCGATCCCACCGATCAGACGAAGTTCAATCCGATTATCATCAGCCTGCTCATGTACCTGCCGACCTTCATCGAGTTCATCACGAAGCTCCTCGGCAAGTAATCGTCTGGAATTGCATACAATGAAAGCATCTGCCGATAGTCGGCAGGTGCTTTTTTCACAGGAGGTAGATCATGCTCAGATCCGTGATGGTATTGGCTTTAGCGTTGCTGCTTCCAACGCTGCTATTTGCCGATGAGCCGAGCCGTAAGAGCAGGCTGGCATTCGCCTTTTCAGGATCGTCTACTTCGAAGCAGGTCAATGAAGTTCCGATCGTCGCTGAGATGACGGAGGACTGCTCTTCTGGATCATGCTCGACCATGGCAACGCCATCAACCGATACGGCTTATGAGCCTACTCGGTTCCGTCTCTTCTCCCGCCGATCCAGATCCTATCGGGGCAGTTGTTCTAATGGCTCATGTCGTTGAGTATAAAGCCAGTGAAATGCCGTTCATTTCGTTGGGGCTGAAACGCTCCCCGAAGTGGGCGGCATTATCCCGTCGCCACCGGAGACATCAGCCCGATTGCCAGCTCTGCGGCTCATTGGTGTTCTGCACGACTCATCATATTCTGCCCTTCCATCTGTTCCCTGAGCATGAGCTGGATCCCGATAACCTGATCACTCTCTGCGAAGGTCAGACGATCAACTGTCATTATTTCCTCGGTCACATGCTCGATTGGAAAAGCTACAATCCTCATCTGCTCGAAGACATTCATCGATATCGCCCCATGATCAAGAGAAGGAGGAAGCAAGGTTGATTATTGTTTCTTCCCGCCTATCTTGGATATCGTTCAGGTATAACCCTTCTGCGGCCTGAAGCCCCGTGGAAGGGTGGCAGTTGTGGGATCCTACAGGGTGCATGGAACCGCCCTCCCGCAGCGATAACCCCGACCAGCTCCCCAGCCGGTCGGGGTTTATTTTTATTCAGGAACGATTGAATCCGCTCGCCCAGCCCGATATGATCTCCCGAGACCAGCTCTCCGGCTGGCCGTTCCCGAGGAGGCTTCAGCGATGGCAGAACAGAGCAAGATCGAATGGACAGACCACACCTTTAACCCTTGGATCGGCTGCGAGAAGATCAGCCCCGCATGCCGAAACTGCTATGCGGCGGTCGATTCGCCAGCGAGGGTGAGTCGGGCGATAGGGCTCGAATTATGGGGAGGGGCTTCGACGGGGGCGAAGCGGCGAGTGACCAGCGAATCGACTTGGGCGATGCCCTTCCGATGGAATAAGCGACCAGAGAAGCAGAAGGTTTTTTGTGCCTCGCAATGCGATATCTTTGAGGACTTCAAGGGGCAACTCGTCGATCATCATGGCAAACCTCTCTATGCCGAACTCTTGAATTGGTGGAGAGGCATTTCCTCAGATCATGTATCGCATCTCACGCCGCTGACTTTAGATCGAGTTCGTACTCGCCTGTTTGCGATGATCTATCAAACCAGCAATCTCGACTGGCTGCTTCTCACTAAGCGGCCTGAGAATATCGCCGAGATGATTCCTGATCGCTGGAAGAGATACCCACCGATGAATCTGTGGCTTGGCGTGACTGCCGAGAATCAAGAGTACTTCGATCAGCGGGTTCCTGTCCTGATCAGGCAGGCAGCGAATGTTCGTTTCCTATCGGTCGAGCCGATGTCAGGTCCGATTGACTTGGGCAAGATCTCCTCGCTGGATATCCACTGGATCATCGCCGGCGGTGAGTCAGGACAGAACGCCATCCCCTCCAACCCTGAATGGTATCAGTCGCTCCGAGATCAATGCCATGAGCGAGGCATCAAGTTCTTCTTCAAGCAATGGGGCGAATGGATCCCGCACTCGCAGCTCCGTGGGCAGCGAGTAGAGCTTGAGGATTATGAGCGACTGGAGATCGGCAAGCATTCTGTTCATCGACTCGGGAAGAAGATGGCCGGAAGGCTGCTCGATGGTCGAGAATGGAATGAGTTCCCAGCATGATGAATCTACTTTCTGCAATCCTGATCGGTTCCATCATCGGGGTTTGCGTCTATCTTCTCTTCTCAGTTCCAAGGAGGCTTCGCTGATGTATCTTTACTGCCCTATCCTGAAGTGCCATTGGACTCGCTGGAGTCCGATCTGCAACGCCATGCTGAGGCTCGACCTGCTCGAAGGCGAGAGCTGCGATATGGCAGGGGCGATCCAGATCGCCATGGCGATCATGCCCAATGTCCAGCGCATCGATGTCTACTCCGGCAAGAGTCGTGATGTCGTCTATGAGCAGGGAGCGTCACGGGTTTGGTGCGTGATACCCTGCAGTTTTCAAGATATCCTCTAACTCTTCTTGTTCTGGAGGCTTCACCCATGTTCAAGGCAATCTGGAAAGATCCTGACGGTTGGTTTCGAGAGCGAATCTTCCTCGACCGAGGGGAGGCTCAATCCTTCCTGAGAGGCAAGGCTTCACCTATCGGCATTCAGATCTGGAGGGAATGGCGATGGAACTGAAAGTTCGTCCTTCCTTCCTTGGCCTGCTGAATCGCTGCCCGATGGCAGGCGATGAGCCGAAGACTGAAGCTCTGGATCTGGTTCCGATCGGAATCAATGCAAGGCGGCAGGGGCGGCTCGGGCAGGCCATGCATGAGCTGATGAGGGAGCATATCCCGCTCGGGCAGATCCCCACCGGGCAGCAGATCGATGATAAAGCGATCATCTACGCCGTTGACTTCCGAGAACTATTCGTTCTGGTCGATAACTGCTGGCGATGGTGGCAGCAGCTCAGCAACCTCTATCCCTCGCCGATCCTTGAGCAGACGATGGGATCAGGCATTATCGAAGGCACGCCCGATCTGGTGAGCCTGAACGATGGCATTGAAGGCAGGGGCTTGGATTGGAAGTCAGGGTTCGTTCTGCGCGATCATACCGAGCAGATGGAAGCCTACATCTGGCTTCTTCTCCAGAAGCACCCGGCGATGCAGCGAGTCTACTGGCTGGTCGTCAATGTCAGAACGGGCAGGGTGATCCCCTTCAAGCGAACCAGAGAGCAATCGGATCTCTGGTATCAGCGGACGCTGAAGTATCTGCAAGAGAGACGCTACGTTGTCAACGATGAATGCGATACCTGTCCTCGCTGCCTCACTTGCCCGGCGATCAAGGGTTGGATCGCTCAAGCCGCTGAATCGATGGGCAAGCAACTCGTTGATCATGAGCTGGGAGATCCGGTAGATCTGCTGGCCGGATACGAGACTGCCGACTTCCTCGGGCGACTCGCCGAGCGATATCACGCAGCGACGAAGGCCATGCTGACTGCTGGCGGCTCGGTTCGTTATGCGAATCGAGAAGTCAGGACAGTCGAGACGAAGAAGGAGTATCTGGTCGGCGATGTGGTTATGAGGATCCTCCTGACCACTTACGGGGTGACTGCCGAGCAGCTCTGCTCCTCTCTGAAGTTCACGAAGACCTCGCTCTACTCGGTGCTGAGCGAGATCGCCAAGGCGAATGGCGAGAAGGTCAAAGATTTCGTCGCTGAGTTCTATGATCGTCTGAGAAAGGAGGGAGGCATCGAAGAGTCAGTCAGCCATAGCATCGAAGTTGAACACTTCGACGTTGAGAATCCACCAACCCCTTGATATCATTTTCTTCCCTAACTCTGTTCCAAGGAGCTTCACATGTCAGATCAGAACGTCCCCGCTACGCCAGCCGAGCCGAAGAAGACCGCCCTCGCCCCTCTCAAGATGGGTGATCGAGGACTCAAGTTGAATGACTGGGGCGAACTCTATCGCCTCGCCGATGCCATGTTTGTTGGTGGCATGGTTCCTCAATCCTTAAAGACCAGAGAAGCAGTCGCTACGGCGATGATCATGGGCTTGGAGCTTGGCCTGCCTCCGGCTGCTGCCCTGCGAACCATTGCAGTCGTCAAGGGAACCCCGTCGATATGGGGCAAAGGATCCTATGCTCTGGCGATGGATCACCCCCTCTACGAATGGCATGAAGTCAGCTGGGAGTTGAATGGCGATGAGTCAGAGTTCCCACCGGAGTACTCTGATCTTGCTGAGGTCCCCAATGAGCTGCGATGTATCTGCCGAGTGAAGAGGCGGGGAGTGCCGAGGCCATTCGCTCAGAAGTTCTCGGTCGCTGATGCCAAGACTGCTGGCCTATGGGGGATGAGAAGCAGCACCGGATCATCGATGCCATGGCTCTCTTATTGGTCGCAGATGCTTTACCATAAGGCGGTCGGCAATGCTTTCGAGATGGCGATCCCTGAAGCGTTCATCGGCTTGCTCAATGCTCCCGTGGCTGAAGTCGAGAGAATCGCATCAGAGCAGGCGAGCGATCCTGATAAGCTGACTGCCCCTCCTGATCGCCCGATGACCTTGAAGCAGCCGACGACTCCTCCTGAGCCTGCTGGCGAGGCAGTCGATGCCGAGTATACGATCAAGCCAGAAGATAAGCCTGCCGAGAAGCAGCCAGATCCCGAACCAGAACCCGAGAAGAAGCCGGAGCCAGAGAAGAAGGCTCGCAAGAGATCGGAGAAGCAGCAGATCGATCCTCAGCAGACTCCCGCTGAAGAGAAGCCTGAGCCTCTCCCTGATCCGGCTGAAGCCCCGACCGTGAACCAGATCCTCAAAGAGTTCCGAGACGTGCATCCTCAGCATCAGCGGGTGCGGATGACTGCCGATGAGCAATGGCGATATGTCTGCTGCGATTGCGGAGGCAAGTGGAAGTTCAAGCCGGTCGGTAGCATCATGACTTTCGAGATCATCAATCACAGCAATGGCGCTTGCGATGTGAAGCCGAAGACTGATGAGTACTCGCCCCCTGCGAAGCCATTGGGTGGCTTGACTGGCACTAATCTTTCCTTCGAGCGAGAGATCATCGAAGGAACGAAGTCGGATATCAGCGACGTGTGGGAGATCCTCGGGAAGAAGCTCAAGTCCACTAAGGAACCTGCTGCCCTCGCTGAAGTCGTCTATCTGGCTGAGCTGGCGATAACCAGCTACTTGAAACTCGATGCCTCTGGTGGGGCAATCACGAAGATCGCCGGATGGATCAATGATGTGAAGGGCAAGCTGCCCGAGGAACGGGTGAACCAGATCCGGATCCTGATCCGCTCAATGAATGCCAAGCGATAGTCATCTTCCCTCAGAAGCCCGATTCGTCGGGCTTCTTCTTCCCCTACAACTTGAATCAGGATGAGTCATGTTCAGAAGACCGAAGAGCAGCTACACCGTCGTTTCGAATGAGCTTGCTAACTCTGATCTCTCACTGGCCTGCGTCGGCATGCTGGTCTATCTCCTCTCCAAGCCCGATGGCTGGGAAGGCCACAATCATAACATCGAAAGGCGAGGGGGCTTCGGCTCCCGGGTACGCCGGAACCTGACCAAGGAAGCCGAGCGAGCTGGCTGGCTGAAGTTCTGCACCGAACATCGGAATGGCAGGCTGAACTGCTATTACGAAGTTCAGGCTGAACCCCTGCCCGAAGATCAGCGAACCGACTCCTCGAAACATGGGCAGAACTGCCCTGAAAATACAACCCCCTCAAAATGGGAGGGTTGTTACAACCCCCCCACCGACAAGGGGGTTGTCGACAATGAGGTTGTTGGCGAGGGGGTCATAGATAATAAAGATCTACCAATTAAAGATCTAAAAATTAAAGAGGTAGAAGAAGAAGAGACTGCTGCTGCCTCTGATTGGATCGATCTGGCAAAACAACTCGGTTTAACCCCATCTCAGGCAGATCTCCTCTCCCGAGGCAGGAAGAGAGTTCCCAAGAGTCTTCTGACGGCGGCTCTGGCGTGCTGGCTTGATCCGAGAGGGGCGAAGAGGCGATGGAGCGATAATTCGCCCATTGGCTTCGTTCGTGGCGTTATAAGCGATCCTGAAGCGTTTGGGGTGATCAAGACCGCCGCCGGTTTCAGCTATGGCATGAAAACCGAGCCATTCGATCCGAATAAGGCAGGCTTGGTTCGCTTTGCGGTGAGGAAGATCCAAGAGATGCGGCGAGAAGGGAGATCGGATCGATCCATCTTCATTGAACTCTCGCTGCCCTTCAAGCCGGAGATCCTGAGAGAAGCATTCAAGGAGGCAGGCAATGCATAAGGCTCACGCCATCCTCTCGACAACGCTTTTCCCCTTATCGGAATACCTTCACTTCAGCGAAGTTGCTAATCTTCCCGGCTATGGCAAGAGCAGGTCAGCAGATGGGATAGCATGCTCGATCTGGCCAAGCAGAGGTCACTACCTGACCGGATTCGAGATCAAGGTCAGCAGGGGAGACTGGCTCAAGGAAATGAAGACACCTGCGAAGGCAGACTCATTCTTCAAGCGATGCGGCTACTGGTATCTGGTGACCATGGCCGATGCAGTCATAGCGAAGCCGGAAGAGATCCCGAAACCGTGGGGGCATATTCATATCACCGGCGATAAGCCCAAGGTGATGAAGAAGGCTCCGTTCAATGAGCTGGCGAAGGAGCTGGATGGCTTCATGATCTGCTTGCTGCGAAGGATGCAGGATCAGATCCCAAGAATGGCGAGGGAGATCCGTGAACACGATAGCGAGAAGGAGATGCAGAGATTGAGGCAATCACTATCCGAGGAGGTCAGGAAGAATTGCCAGCTGTTGCGGGAGGTCGAGGAAGCGCGGAAGAACCAGATCCGTAGTGAGTTCATTGCGAAAGTCTGCAAGGCTCTGGATATCTCCTATCACTGGTATGGCATCCAGTCATCAGAAGATCGATTGGTGAAGGAGCTGCAAGCAGTCAAGGATGCTTTCCGTCTGAATGAATCAATGGAGCATCTCAAGAGAGAAGTCGAAGCGAAGCAGCTCCTGCTTGAGGAGATCAAAACGAGGTTGCAATGAGCGATCCCCGTAATGGCAGGCGAAGGGCAAAGCGTCGCCATGGATGGCGACTTCTGAAGAAGCAGGATTCCCGCTGCTGCTACTGCGGAACGGTTATCGTCCTGACTTTCCATTTCAAGGCAGTCGAAGGGCGATCGCCTCCATCATGGCTGGCGACGATTGAGCATATTACCCCGCTCAGCGAGGGCGGGACGAATCACTTCAACAATCTGGCTCTCTCCTGTTACGCTTGTAATCAGGAGCGCAACAATGAGGCTCTGGAGAGGCGAAGTTCCAAGGAGGCGAGCAATGATCCATCTGAGAGTCAGCGAGAGGATCAGGCAAGAGGCTAAACGCATAGCGGCTCCCCTGATCGCCATGTATGCCGGCAGGGGCAACTCTATTCGAAGTGGGCAAGGTCATTACTACGCCAAGATCGGCGAGATGATGGTCGCCGAGTACTTCAAATGGAAGCACATCGATACCTTTGATTCTGATCTCGAAGCGATCTTTGATACGGGCAAGTCCAAGGTTGAAGTCAAGGTCAAGCAGAGGACGGTCATTCCTCGCGCTCACTTCTTCGCTTCGGTCGCTGCCTACAACACGAAGCAGGATTGTGATCATTACCTATTCTGCTCGACCATCGGTGATCGGGAGCTTTACATCGTCGGCTCTTATCCCAAGGGTGACTTTCTCTGGAACTCGAAGTTTTACAAGAAGGGTGATCCCGATCCTTCTGCTCCAGCAGGCTCTAACTGGTGCTTCCGAGCTGACTGCTATAACATTGCTTATGGCGACCTAGCCCCTCTTGGCGAGATCCGGCTTCAATGAAATACTCCTGCGGCCATCAATTCCTCGAAGATCCCGGCACGAAGAACTGCCCTGCCATCATCGGGTATGGCAAGCGTTGTAATGCCCCCAAGGATCAGGAGGAAGCCCCGAAGAAGGAGATCAAGCCGAAGAAGGCCAAGCCCGATCTGGAAGGCATGCTCGACATGCAGCTCCACAGCACTGGCATCAGCGGCTATCGGCGGCAAGTCAGATTCCATAGCAAGAGGCGATGGAAGTTTGATTTTGCTTTCGAAGATATCAAGCTGGCAATCGAGATCCACGGAGGCACCTATTCCCGAGGAGCGCATTCGAGAGGACCGCATCAGCGGAAGGACTTCGAGAAATGGTCGATAGCAGGCATTGATCGATGGGTGATCCTTCACTTCGATACAAAAGACGTGCAAGGGAAACAACGAGTCGCCCTGAACCGAATCATCTCAGCTCTGGAGAAGTTATGCCCAAGCAAGGTAAGTCATATCGGATGAGGATCGTCGGCTACCGTGAGATCCCAGCGAAGCAGATCAAGGCATCGCCCTACAACTGGCGGCTTCACCTTGATCAGCAACGGCATGCCCTTCAAGCATCGCTCGAACAGATCGGGATCGTCGATGCCTGTGTTGTCCGGCAGACTGGCAAGGATACATACGAGCTGGTCGATGGCCATCTTCGAACCGATATGCTCGGCGGTGAGCAGGCGGTTCCCTGTCTCGTCACCGATCTCACGACTGATGAGGCTCGCAAGCAGATCACGGTACATGATCCGATCTCGGCGATGGCCGGGCAGGATACCGAGATGCTCTCGAAGAATCTGAAGTGGCTGGCGAAGCAGGATGATACGCTGAGCAAGATGGTCTTCCCTGACTACATCATCGATCCCATGCTGGCGGCAGACTGGAGCCCCACCGACAAGCAGGAGCTGCCGACGAAGGGTGAGAATGATCATGTCGGTGGCCATGCCTCCGATGTGCCTCCGATCATCGTCACCGTGAAGGAGATGAGAATGATCAAGCCAGCGATCAAGAAATGGAAGGATGAGAACCCTGATGATGTCGATGATTCTGATGGGCTGATCATCGCCAAGATCTGCAAGTACTTTACGTCATGACGACATTCCATCTGAGCTATAACCAGTCAGGCAATCGAGCATTGCGGGTGATCAAGGAGAAGCCCTCTCTGCTCGTCAGCTACGTTTATCTGAAGGCTTTCCTCGGAGCCAGATCGAAGTTCAGCTATCGGGAATGGATCCTCGACTCAGGAGCATTCTCGGCTCACAATTCAGGAACCGAGATCTCTCTTCAAGAGTACATCGATACTGCCAAGCAGCTCAAGCAGAGCGATCCTACGCTCAGCGAAGTCTATGCTCTTGATGTGATCGGCGACTGGAAGGCGAGTCTGAAGAACTGCCGAGAAATGTGGCGACAGGGGATCGAAGCGATCCCCTGCTTCCATGTCGGCGAGCCTGAGTCAGTCCTCAAGGGGTTGGCGAAAGACTTCCCAAAGATCGCCCTTGGCGGTGCAGTCGGCTACCGGCAGCGGGATCAGTGGGCGGCTCAGTGCTTCAATCGAGTGTGGCCACATAAAGTTCACGGCTTCGGCTTCGGATCGGATGCTTCGGTGATGGCTCTCCCTTGGCACTCGGTTGATGCGTCGAGCTGGACCTCAGCTCCTCAACGATACATGAGCTGGAGAATATTCGGGAAGATGTCGATACCATGTTCTCAGCAGGATCTGAGGAGCCAGATCATCTATTACCTTGGCATCGAATCAAGAGCCAAGCAGAAATGGAAGCCGTTATTCGAGCGAGTGTTCAATGATCGATCTGAGACTAAGCTGCACCGGAACCGCTCAAGGAGAGCGTCCAGATAACCCGTCTCTCAGGACGAAGCTCAGAGAGCCGAGAGGAGTGCCGATGTATCGAACCGCCAGCGGAGTACTCGCTCACTGTCAGGAGATGAAGCCTGCCCTGCTCGTCAGCTATGTCTATCTGGAGACCTTCCTCGAAGCGAAGAAGGGATTTATCTACCGAGACTGGGTTCTGGATTCAGGAGCATTCTCAGCGCACAACTCGGGAATCGAGATCAAGCTCCAAGACTACATCGATACTTGCAAGCGATTGAAGGAAGAAGATCCCACGCTGACTGAAGTGTACGCGCTCGATGTCATCGGCAACTGGAAGCAGTCGCTCAAGAACTGCGAAGCGATGTGGAAGCAGGGCGTTGAAGCGATCCCCTGTTTCCACGTTGGGGAGCCGGAGTCAGTATTGAAGGGGATCGCCAAGGATTACCCGAAGATCGCTCTCGGCGGTGCGGTCGGGTATCGCAAGCGAGATGAATGGGCGGCTCAGTGCTTTAGCAGGGTATGGCCTAAGCTCATCCACGGCTTCGGCTTCGGCTCAGATAAGTCCATCATGGCTCTCCCTTGGCATTCAGTCGATGCCACTAGCTGGGAAGTCGGTCCCTGCAAATATGGGCAATGGAAAATATTCGGCGACATGAGCATCAGGGGGTCCCATCAGGATCTCCGCAGTCAGGTCATCTACTTCCTGATGCTCGAATCCCGGGCAAGGCAGAAGTGGGCACCGCTCTTCAAGAAACACTTCCCCAAGGTTTCAGATCCTGCAGTCGTCAGGCTCGCCGAGATCGGAAGTGGTAGGATGCAGAGACAGAAGGGAATGAACCATGAAACCATCAGTGGTGATCCTCAGCGGCGGGATGGACTCGGCGGTCGTCCTCGCTCTGGCAGTAAGCAAGCTCGGAAGCGATAACGTTGCTGCCATCACGATTGACTATGGCCAGCGGCATCGGGTTGAATTGATGTCGGCGGCATGCGTCGCTCGCTTCTATGGCGTTGAGCATCAGGTCGTCGATCTGTCGGGGCTGAAGCAGGTCATGAAGGGAAGCTCTCAGACCGATCCTTCGGTTATTGTTCCTCATGGCCATTATGCCAATGAGATGATGAAGGCGACGGTCGTTCCGAATCGCAATATGATCCTGATCGCAACGGCTGCGGCTTTCGCCATCAGCAAGAGCTGGGATTCAATCCTCTACGGAGCGCATGCCGGCGACCATGCCATCTACCCTGACTGCCGATCAGTCTTCGTGGGGAGCATGGCTCAGGCTCTCGCCCATTGCCATTACTACCCCGTCACACTTACAGCCCCCTATGTCAACTTCTCGAAGGCAGGCATCGTCACCGAAGGAGCTGCTCTCGGCGTTCCTTTCAAGATGACTTACTCCTGCTACGAAGGTGATCATCATGTTCATTGCGGGAAGTGCGGAACCTGCGTTGAGCGCAAGGAAGCCTTCATCGAAGCAGGCGTTATCGATCCCACGAAGTACAAGGAGTAGATCATGGAACTCTGGTATCTGGAGAAGGACTTCCGATTCGAAGCCAGTCATCAGCTCCCGAATCATGATGGCAAATGCAAGCGGCTGCATGGCCATTCTTGGAAGATGACGGTCAAGCTCTCAGGCAAGATCAGAGAGGGAGTCGAGAACGATCCGCAGGCAGGCATGGTCATGGACTATGGCAAGGTCAAGCGGATCGTTCAGCCGCTCGTCGATGTCTATCTGGATCACTGGCATCTCAACGACACCACCGGCCTCACGAACCCGACCAGCGAGGAGCTGGCTCGCTGGGTTTACAAGAAGCTCAAGCCCGATCTGACATGCCTGCGAGCCGTGTTGATCGAGGAGACCTGTACCGCTCGCTGCATCTATGTCGAGGACTAACATGCGGTCTTATCAAATCAATGAAGTCTTCTACTCACTTCAGGGCGAGGGTGGCAGAGCTGGTACCGCCAATATCTTCGTCAGACTCAGCGGCTGTAATCTCGCTTGTAATGGGCAGGAGATCGTGCCGGGAGTCATGCAGCCAGTTTGCGATACCGAGTTTGCCAGCGGTCGTAAATGCAACGTCCTGATGATCCATGAATGGATCGAGCGAGAGAGCGAGCTATGCAAGAATATCATCTTCACCGGGGGCGAGCCTGCCCTGCAGCTCGACGATGAGATCATTGGCTACTTCAAGGACAAGGGCTACTACATCGCAGTCGAGACGAATGGCACGAAGATCCTGCCGAAGATGATCGACTGGATCACCTGCTCGCCGAAGACTGCCGAGCATACGCTGGCTCTTGAAACGGCCAGCGAGGTGAAGTATGTCAGGGGTTGGGGGCAGGGAATCCCCAAGCCCAAGGTCAAAGCTCTCATCCAGCTCATCAGTCCTCACGTTGAGCCAGATGGATCGATCAAGCCTGATGTCATGGCATGGTGCGTCCAGCTGGTGAAGGATCATCCAGAATGGAGGCTATCTTGTCAGCAGCACAAGCAATGGAAAGTCAGATGATCACGGGCATCAGATCGATGCTCGCCTCCATCGGGCGAGATCCTGATGATGAAGGAGTCGTCGATACGCCGAAGCGAGTGATCAAGGCTTTCCGAGAGATGACATCAGGCTATCAAGAGGATCCATATAAGATCCTCGGCAAAGTATTTGATTGTCATTCTGAGGAGCTGATCATCGTCAGGGGGATCGATTTCGTTTCCTTATGCGAGCATCATCTCTTGCCCTTCACCGGAACGGCCACGGTCGCCTACCTGCCCGATAATCGAGTAGTCGGCCTATCGAAGATCCCGAGACTCGTTGAATGTTTTGCGAAGCGTCTCCAGCTTCAAGAGCAGCTCACCCGCCAGATCGCTCAGCATCTATACTCCCATCCAACGATCAAGGCGAGGGGGGCAGCTTGCATCATCGAAGCAAGTCACTCCTGCATGAGCTGCCGAGGGGTCAGGAAGGCAGGGGCGAGGATGATCACTTCTAGCATGCTCGGTGAGTTCCGAGATAACCCGACTCTGCGGAATGAGTTACTGTTTCTCAGAAAAGGATTGCAATGATCGGACTGATAGCCTGCTCGAAGACCAAAGCGAAGAAGCGATGCAAAGCCTCGGAGATGTATACCGGGGCGATGTTTCAACTCTCGGTTCGGTTGATGGAGAAATGGAAATGTCCATACATGATCATCAGTGCCAAGTATGGTCTGATCGATCCTGACACAATCATCAATCCGTATGAGTTGAAGATGACGGATCTGACCATGCCTCAGCGAGAGGAGATGGCGAAGAAGATCAATGCTGGTTTGAAGTCAAGACTCAGGAAAGATGAGATAGTCCTCTGCCTGATGGGGATCGAGTACATGCTCTTCGCAAGAGATATCCCCGTCCTTATGCCGATGGTCGGGATGGGAATCGGGAGAAGACTCCAGTTCCTGAAAAGTATGTTAGAAAAAAAGTGAAGATCCGGATGATCTTCAATCGATAATGAATAAGATCAGAGATGAGGTCAGATCTGATCTCAGGCCGCTCGGGGCTTTTCCGAGATGAGGGTGGTCCGATGTTTTACGTTGAAGTCTTGACAGATACCGGCAGGGGCTTTGAGGACAACTTCTATCTGATCAGAGATGATGAGGGGATCAGAAAAGTCAATATCCTCAGCAGGAAGGCAATGCCAAGAGATGAGGCTCTTGAGCTTCTGACATGGGCATCGAAGAAGTATCCGAAGAGCAGTCTGAAGATGAAGATCGCCAAGTAGATCAGATCGATCTGAGAAGCCCCCTGATCATCAGGGGGCTTTTTTTTTTGCAAATATGTCGAGATCCGGATGATCTTCATCTGATGATGAATAAGATCAGAGATGAGGTCAGATCTGATCTCAGCCGCTCGGGGCTTTCCGAGATGAGGATGAAGAGATGCAAGAGATCCATGATATCGTCGAGAAGAATGCCAACGTCTATTTTGAGCCAACAGGAGACATCATTATTCGTGATGTTTACGCATCAGCAGATGGCAGGATGTTCATCATCTGCGCAACCATTCGATACGCAGTGAAGCATTCTAAATCATCGTTGAGCGATTATCGAACGTACTAGAAACCCCCGATCTGAAGCCCCCTGATCATCAGGGGGCTTTTTTTTGGAAATATGTCGAGATCCGGATGATCTTCATCTGATGATGAATAAGATCAGAGATGAGGTCAGATCGATCTCAGGCCGCGTCAGGGCTTAATACGGGCGAAAAGGAGATCAGAATGAATAAGCATCAAGTCACCGTGAATGGCAAGGTCTTCAAACGCAACTCGAAGACTCATTTCTACTCTCATGCCATCGTCGCCTATCGGCTCAAAGAGAATTGCTTTAAGGTCGTCTCATGGGCATCGACCGGGGAACTCGCCCGTCAGAGAGCCCATGCCGAAAGGAATGTCGTTCAGCCCCATACCGCCGTTCTCGAAGTCGGGCAGGTCTGGAATGATGTCGCTTTCACCGATGAGCAGAAGGCAGAGTTCTGGAAGGCTTACGAGATGTATCAGAAGCAGACCGACCTGCTCAATCGTAAGATCGATGGGCGGCGGATCAGCCCTCGCGATTACATGAAAGCTCGCAATCGTATCTTCAAGGGCGAGATCGTTTTCAAGCCTGAAGTTCTCACCCGATATGAGATGTCGTTCTCGCAGATCATGCTCGAAACGAAACTGCCTGCAACTACGATCCTCGAAGTTATGCAGGAATTAGGATTGAAGGGCAAGATGATCAACGGCACACGGGTATGGAGCGATGAAGAGATCAAGCAGATCTCGGCTCACGCTAAGACTCAGGCATCCGTCTAAAGTCACTCTCTCGCCTCCTGAGATCGCTCAGGGGGCATCTTCTTCTCTTCTCTTCACTCTCTTCTCTCATTCCAAGGGGCTTCGCCATGATGAAGGTAACAGTTGAAATCGGTCGTGATATGATCACCAAGTTCCTCCAAGAGCAAGGGGCAACCCGAGGCCGCTCGATCAGCATCAGCGAGATCGAGGAGATGATGAAGAACCCTGACTTCAAGCAGTGGGTCTCTGATGATATCTTCATGCGATGGTCTTATGACGTTCGGCAGGCTCTGGTAAATAATAAGACGACTGGCTATCAACCGAAGGCAGATCCCGATCTTCTGGAGATCATCGATCCGATCCTCTCAGATCTCGCAGAATGCTAGCCTGCCCTCCTCATCGCCTCTTGATGGATCAGGGGGCGAAGAGGAGCGCAGTCGAAGCACTTTCGCCAAGATGCGGATCCAGCCGGCTCAGGGCTTAATACGGAGCGAGGATCAGAATCATGTCAACCATCACTCAGAACATCACTACCGCCTCTCAGCAATGGGCAACCCGCCCTGATGATCAGCGGTTCCTGACTCTGCCCGAATTGAAGGAGGCAGTCAGCAAGCGTCGTCATGAATCATGGACAGCCACCCCATCAGTCCGAGATCTCCGCGCTCAGGTCGATCAGTCGGGCAAGCTGGGGATCGAAGTCTTTGATCCGACGATCAGCCAGCGACGAATGCTCGAACCGACGAACTGGGCTTTCGGTCAGCTCAGCCAATACGCCGGAGCCCCTGCTGCCTATCTCCGCAAGCTCCCGACCGAGCTGGCTGCGATCAACCTTCAGTGGGGACTGGAGCATGCCCCTATGCGAGATGACTCGCTCGTTCTGGCTCAGTCGAATGGCAAGCATGAACTGAGATCGATGACTTCGACCAGCTACGGCCGCATTTGGGATCTCGATGTCGTCAAGGCAGTCGAGAAGGTGAACCATGATGATCGCTGGCAAGTACCGGGCAGCTCCTATACGTCGAGCAATCCTCGCCGGGCGACTACCCTCTACGCCAGTGATCGGGATGTCTTCATCTTCCTCGTTGATCCCAAGAACCCCGTCCAGATCGGCAATGAAGTTCTTTTCAGGGGCTTCTATACTTGGAACTCAGAAGTCGGCAGCTCAGTCTTCGGCCTCTGCACTTTCCTCTATCGCTACATCTGTGATAACCGGATCATTTGGGGAGCTACCAATGTTCGGGAGCTTCGGATCCGACACACCGGGGGAGCCCCTGAACGCTTCGCTTATGAGGGGCAGAAGTATCTCCAGAACTATGCCGATGAGTCAACTCAGGAGCTTGTCGAGGGGATCAAGAAAGCGAAAGATCTCGATGTGGCATCTACCCTGAATGAAGGTCATGGCGAGACGATGGCCGACTGGCTCCAGAAACGGGGCTTCAATAAGACTCAGGCGAAGGCATCGATAGATCAGGCAGTCGCCGAAGAAGGGCGAGCCAGAAGTCTGTGGGATATCGTGAACGGGGTGACTGCCTATGCCAGAACCATTCAGCATACCGATGCTCGGGTTGAGCTTGAGCAGAAGGCAGGCAAGTTGATGGATATGATCAAGTAGATCATCGAATCGATCTGAGAAGCCCCCCTGATGATCAGGGGGGCTTTTTTTTTAAGATCCGGATGATCTTCATCTGATAATGAATAAGATCAGAGATGAGATCAGATCTGATCTCAGGCCGCTCGGGGCTTTCCGAGATGAGGAGGTTGATCGATGAGAAGTTTTGATATCTACGGCTTCTGGCTCAAGCATGATCGTAAGGTAGTGAAGATCGACGGAGTGAGGCATGTCCTCAAGGTCGAAGTCATCGAAGCCCGATACCCACGTCGAGAGAAGTTGATCAGCGTTCAGGCTGAAGTCATCAATAAGAGATCGGCTTATTACCAGAATAGCAAAGCCTATATGGGCGATGACTGGACGGTCGATCTGCTCGGATGCGATTCGGTTTATGAGGATGTTCTGGCTCAGGCTCAGGCTCAAGATCCTCTGCTTGATCAATGGGGCAAACCCATCGCCCTGCCAATGGGCAACTAATCAATCGATCCTGCCTCCTGAGTGATCTCAGGAGGTTTCTCCCTCACCCTATCAAGGACTCAAACATGAAGCGCATCATCGCAGACACCTTAGGTTTAGATCTCAGTGAACTCGAAGATTATCGATACCAGTCAACACAGTCGGCAAGAGCCATCTATGCGATAGGCGACTGCTATTACGCCGTGGGCAAAACGCCTCCAAGTAATGGGTGGGCGTGGACTGAGCATAAGGATCAGTTCTTCGCAACATCACGAAATACGAAGGTTTGGGTATGTAAAGTCGCAAGCAATCAACAAGGAGAATGAACCAATGAAGAAGCGTATCCGCAATAAGATCCTGAAGCAATTCGCCGAGAAGCATCAGCTCAAGATCGAGTACGTCCGAGAATGGGCGACCGATACCCAATGGATCCCGCAGTCAGCGAGCATGCTCAGGGCGAGGCTTCGCCAGTCTCTCAGCAGAGAGATGGACTACTACTACACCCGCTATTACTCCTAACCCCCTCTCACCCCTATCACAAGGCTTCAACCCATGACTAAGCAAGATGAGAAGCAGATCCTCAATACCTTCATCGATGGCCTGCCATTCGATTCCTATCTGTATTCGATCTTCAGCGGGATCCGGCTGGAGATCACCCGAGCCATCGACGATGACTACGGCTTCATCGATTGGCAGAAGCTCGCCGAAGAGCAGGTCGAGCAGCGAGCATCGATCAAGAAACTCGGCGAGCAGATCCAGCAGATGAGATCAGAGAAGATGGAGCTGCAGCGCGACATCGAGAAGAAGTCAGCCCTGCTCGATCAGATCCGAGGAGAGGCTCGCCGGATCGCCAAGGTCATCGGATAGTCCGAAACGGGGGCAACCCCGTCCAGCCGTGATGCGGCTGCTGATGAGGACAGATCTTCTTCACCCGGCTCGGCGGTTCCGAGATGAGGGCGGTTCCAATGAATGATGTCTATGTGCTGGTGATCGGTTTCAACGGGAATTGGGGCATGGGCAGAACGATTCCTGAGGCGATGAAGGCTGCGAAGAAGCCGAAGACCTACTCGATCTATGCGGTGCATCCTGCCACCTTTGTGACGGCGATGGGCGATCTGGATTACCCGCTCGGCTTCAGCCCCGTTCTGATCGATTGGAAGGGCAAGGTTGACGAGAAGCAGCTCCAGCGAGAGATCGATGCCCGGCCTGATGTCATGACTCGCCGCAAGCAGATCGAAAGTCAATAACGCCAGACATATGCCCTCCAGATCTCAGAATCTGGAGGGCTTTATTCAGGAGATCGATCAGATGTCAATGTCAAAGCCAGTCAAGAGAGATCGGTGGGTTCTCAAGTTCCGATACCGATACTTGGGTGTCGGCGGCAAGCTGCATTGGATGCCGACGACCGGGATCTACAACCAGAAGACTCATATCGAAAAGCGGTTCAGCAGCGAGGAGAAGGCTATCGCATGGCTCGAAGAACGTAAAGGGAAGTTGCTCGACTTCGAGCATGAACCGATCTTCAAGATCACCGATGAAGTCTGCTACATGAGTCTTTGACTCAAGGAGAAACCATGTCAGTCATCACAACCACGAAAGCGACTGAGAGGCTCAGTCGCAAACTGAAACGGGCAGGGATCAATGAATGGGTCGCTATGGGCTTCGGCGACCAGATGGGGCGGTATCTCCGCTTCCAGATCGGCGGCAAGTATGCCCGCTGCGTCGGCTCCTGCGGCTGGACGCTCAAGGAAGCCGAAGCAATCATCGATCAACTCATCAGGGAGAAGGGCAATGTACCAGCGAATCATTCCTAGGGATCTCTTCAATGAGGCGAAGCTCCTCAAGTGCATCGGGCAGCTCGTCCTGATCATTCATGATGGCAAGGATGAGAAGGGCAATCGCCCAACCCTGCTTCGCGCGATGCACGATGGCGATCCCTTCGAGATCCATCAGGATCCATCGGATGGCGGCTTATTCATCATGAACCTGCAGATCATCCGAGATGGCAATGAGGAGCTGGATCTCAAGACGAACTACAACTCGAAGAAGCCCTATCCGCTGGTGCTTCATGCTGATGATGGCATGTGCTATGTCTTCAATGACGATGGCACCCTCAGCAATGACTTCCTGACTTATCTCGCCTCGCCCATAGGAGTCGAGCAATGAGTCGATGGAGATGCCCTGACTGCGGCAATGCCGAGAGCTTCAGTCATCGAGGATGCAGGATCAGATCCATGAATCGCACTGAAGCGATGGCATGGCTCAAGCAGGCTCCCGATGCCAAGGGAGAATGTGATCGCTGCCATCATGAGGCCGATCTCTGGTCGCTGCCCAGCGAGATCGAAACTGAACCCGAAGCATCATGGCTCTATTGCAGCCAATGCTTCCGACTGATCATCAATCGTCACTTCCTTAAATCCTAATCCGGAGCTTCACATGTCTGCGAACTATCGTCTGCATCAACTCGACATCACCAACTTCATGAGGGTCAAGACCGCCCACCTTGATATCAAGGGCAGGCATGTCGTGATCTCAGCGAAGAATGGCACGGGCAAGACCAGCACGCTCGATGCGATCTGGATCGCCCTGACAGGTCCTCATTCCTCAGAGATCCCTCAGCCGATCCATCATGGCGAGAAGAAGGCCGAGATCCTCATAGAGCTGCGGTCTAATCGAGCCAGCGAGCCCCGTCTGGAGAAGATCACGATCGAAAGGATCTTCACCCCATCGGGCAGCAAGATCGTCGCCACCGCTGCCGATGGCTCAGAGATCAAGTCAGTCATGGATCTCCTCGAAGGCATGCTCGCCAAGTACTCGATGAACCCGGTCGAGTTCTTGGAGAAGCGGCCACAAGACCAGCTCGACGACTATCTCATGGTCGCCGGAGTCAAGCATCCCTTCGCCGAGGTCAAGGAGATCACCGGCGAGGAGTTCCCCTTGATCCATCCGAAGGAGTCATGTTACTCTTGGCTCACCCGCCTCTCAGCAGATGAGACGGGGGTGATCTATACCCGGCGCCGCAACGCCGGAAGGCTCCTCGATGAATCCCTCGCAGCCGTGAAGAAGCAGGAGGAATACATCGAGAGCCTGCCCGAGATCCGAGAAGAGGCATCGGTCGAGCATCTTCTCAAGATCAGTGCCGAGCTGGAGGATAAGGAAAATGCCCATCGTCGGGCTACCCGTGATTACGAGACTGCCAAGGTCGCCCGGCAGAATGGGGAGCGAGATCTCGAACGCCAGCAGAAGGAGATGATCAATGCGGATGCTCATATCACTCAACTTCGCGCTCAGCTCGCTACTGCTCTTGAGCAGCGTGATCGCCTCGCTAGCAAGCTGGTGGTCGTCGAGGAAGGTCAGAAGCAGAGAGTTGATGAGGAGAAAGCGGCTCTTGAAACGCTGGTCAATACTCCGTCGCAGGGGGTTGAGATTCGTCGAGTGAAGGATAGGCTCCTTCATGCCAACTCTCAGCAAGAAACGGTCATCAAGCGGAAGTCAGCCGAGGAGCGGCTGGCAGAACTTCACAAGGAGGTAGCGAAGCGTGAAAAGGATCATTCAGCACTCGACTCGCAATTGTTCCAGCTCCGGAAGCTCCGCAAGCAGATCCTCGAAGGGATCGACTTGGGGGTGCAAGGTTTATCAGTGGGAGAAGGAAAGCTCCTCTACAACGGGGTTGACTTCAAGCAGGCCAGTCTTGCGCAGGGGCTGCGAGTCGCCTGTGCCATCGTCATGCGGCAGAAGGCAGGTCTCAAGTTGCTCAGGATCGATAACGCTGAGCATCTGGACGACGAATCGACCGAGCTAGTGCTGAATATGGCCGATCAATATGATTGGCAAGTCATCATGACTCGGGTGGATTCGAGCAGTAATAACCTGAATGTCGAGTTCATCGAGTCCGAGTAAATTACCTATTGAAGCCCGTCGCTTTCATCCTATGATGAACGACGGGCTTCACCCTTTTCCCTTCCTTAGTTCCAAGGTGCTTCAATGAACTGTGAGAGTACCCATATGCTCCATGAGCTGCTATGGCCTTCCTTCAATGGAAGAGTCGGTAAAGAGGAGTTGATCAACTCCCGAACCACCGGCAAGATCCCGATGACGATGCTCTATTATCGGGATGAGACTGGCATGAGTCATCGCTACGTCCTGAGAGATGAGGGGGGCAGAGATGTCGCTGCCCTGCAAGTCATGACCATGCCCCTGATGCCACCCGTCCTGAGCAATGTCTATGTCGTCCCCGATCTCCGGCGAAGGGGCTTGGCGACGACTCTTCTGGTCAGGGCGAAGCATGATCACCCTGAAGCGATGTATTCGAAGTTCCTGACCATTGATGGCAGGAAATGGGTCGATGGAATTAACGCTAAGTGGCTGGAGGAGCAGAAGTCATGATCACTCAATCAATCCATTCGCTGACTGATCTGGAGAGGGCTTATGAGCGAGTCCTTCGTCTCTCGCCTTCTGCTCATTCGATTGCTTACTTCGTTGCTCATCATCACTCGCTCGGGCAGGTCGAGACAATGAAGCTCATGATCGTCACCCTCTACGATGAGCTGGAGCATCTCAGGAAAGCATATGCCGATCATCTCGCCAACTACCCAGTTCCCATGAAGGTCAACCTGCCGGAGATCCATTATGGCGGGAAATAAACGCAAGCATAGCCGCTCGGTCGTCATTCGCAAGACCATGCCGACTGAGCTTCAGGAATGCGGCCACGTCGGCACCCCTCACGGCTCTCTGCTCTATCTGAAGATCCGCAGGCGAGACTATCAGCCCATGAGCTGGAGCGAAGTCTGGCAGCGGTTCAGCGAGAGCTATCCAGATCGATGGGCGGTGATGTTCCTGCCCCCTGCTTCTCGCATCATCGATGAAGCCAATATCTACCACCTCTATGTCATGCCAGAAGGCTACCACCCGGGCGATGCTGACATCTGCCTGCTTTAAGGAGTGAGTTATGACTTATCGGAAGAAGCAAGAGATCCTCGCCCTGTCGATGGGCGAGAACGATGCAGGGGCGAAGACGATCAGAGAGTATCTGGTCTGCCTCGCCGAAGCCTGCTTTCTCGAAGGCGAGGGCTTCAGCGGCAAGCGTCCCTTCGGCAACAGCGGCTGGGAGAGGGAACTCTACCTGCCATTGGTCAAGGCCGGCGTGATCGTCGGCGAGATCGATGAAGATGGCAAGCTGGATCGCTACGACAGCGAGGCAGGCCGCAAGATCATCGCCAGTCTCTTCGCCACCCTGAAAGGAACGATATGAGCCGTTTCAGCTATGGCGAACAGCCGACCGCCGCCGGTGACTTCGTGATGCCCTTCGGCAAGTTCAAGGGGCAGCGACTTCGGGATATCGGGGATCGGAAGATCCTTGAGTACTATCTGACTTGGAAGGATCTGCCCCATGCTTACCGCAAGGCGATCCAGAGATGGCTGACCATACCCACCCTCAGAACGGAGAGCAGCAATGAAGCCTGAAATGAAGACCTACCTGATGAAGAAGATCCGGCTCTACATCGAGAGGCGGCTTCCTAATCTCAACCTGCAGGATGCCGATCTGATCATCTACGAAGATCTGCTCACCCGGGAACTCTGCATCAGTCTGGAAGCCAAGATAGCAGCAGGGGTCATCGGTGAGCAGGAGGCCATCGTCAAGCATCGGTTCAACGCCGTGTTCCGATCCCCTCGCTCATGGTGGCAGCACTTCAAGCTCGAATGCTTTCCCAAGTGGCTCCAGAGGCGATTCCCGGTTCTCTACCACACCGAGATCCGAGAAGAGGTCAGCACTCAGCGAGTCAAATACCAGCATCATGTCGGCTTGCCTGAGTTCAGGACGATCATCGGGGATCATCAGCCGATGCTTCACTACTTCGAAAGGACGATGTGATGGCCAAGCAATCTAGAATGAAAGGACACCGCGCCATGACCTACCAACGCAAAATATCAGAATCGCAAGTTCATCTAATCAACACCGATGGCACAAGGCTGGAACAACTGCTATTGGCTGACCTCGCAGCCTGCGAAGCTGCACTGGCTGAGAAAGATATGGAAGTCGAACGGCTGAAGGCTGAACTAGCATTACGTCAATGCGTCGATTGCGGTGAACCGATACTAGTTCATTGATATCGGTCGCCTTCGAGCCATTCATCCCCTCTACACCCCTAGACAGCTCAGGGAGATCTCATGAAGTCATTGATCGATCCGATGATCCAGAAGCTCAGGAGGCGGCATCCGCTCTATGGTTGGGGCGATGCCGAGGGGGGCTACTTCCAGCTCAATAACCTGCACATCATCGCCAGCAATGGCGAAGGCTGGGATCATGTCAGCGTCTCTCTTCCAGATCGCTGCCCATCATGGAGCGAGATGTGCAAAGTGAAGGATGCATTCTTCGAGCCTGATGAGTGCGTCATTCAATATCACCCGCCAGCCAGTGAGTACGTCAATCATCACCCGTTCTGTCTCCATCTCTGGAAGCCTCATTCGCCAGTGGAGATTCCCCTGCCACCAACCAGACTCATTGGACCTAAGTCATGAAGAAGAAGCCGTTGCGAATCATGCTCGACATGGATGGAGTTCTCGCTGACTTCGTGACTGGCATATGTCGCGCTCATCAGCGACCGAACCCATTCACCGATCCCGCCAATCATGGGCAGTTCGGAATTGAAAATATCTGGAAGATGTCGCCGCTGGAGTTCTGGAAGCCGGTAGATCGAAAGTTCTTCGCCGAGCTTCCGGAGCTGCCAGATGGCGAGCTGCTGGCTGATGCCCTTCTCCAGATCAAGTTCCCCTTCTCCATCTGCACCAGCCCTCCCAGCAATGACGGGGCGGTCGATGGGAAGCGGGATTGGATCCGCAAGCATCTCGGCAATAGTGCAGTCCGGCAGGCTCACTTCTGCAATGAGAAACACGCCATCGCTAACCCCAACCTGATCCTCATCGATGACAACGATAAGAATCTGCGATTGTGGCGAGCCAACGGGGGGCAGGCCATCCTGTTCCCCCGCCCTTGGAATAAGGGTCATGACATCGATAACCCCCTGAGCTTCGTGGCTCGTTGCCTCCGAGCGAAGAGGATCTCTGGACTGGAGCATCTCTGTGAGTAAGCAACTCGACAAGTTTATCAAGACCGGGCAGACTCTCATTGAACTGGATGCCATCATCCAGTCGCAGATCGCCGAGCGAGATCGGTATCAAGCCGATCTCAGCAATGCCCTGCCCGAGCTGCTGCCCCGCATCCTCGCCAAGCTGGGGATCAATGCCGCCGCATTGGTGAGGCAGCTCGACCGAACCCATCAGGCTCTGAGCAATGCCATCAAAGATCGCAATGCCAGCGTCCCGATGCTGATCGGAATCGTCCAATTACTTCAAGGCAAGCAGGCTAAATTGCCGAAGACGAAGAGGAAGAACAAAGCCTAGAAGGATCTGGTTCCATGCGCTTCATGATGCTCGCCTGCCTGCTTCTCAGTGGCTGCTGCCATTCTCACCGAGTCAGGGCGAGCTACAGCTCATGGGTGATGTCGGTTCAAGTTGAATGGCAGATGGAGAGATCGGATGAAGTATCAAGACTGGCAAGTGGGAAATAAGGTCAAGGTCATCGATGGCAAGTTCAAGGGGATCACCGGAACGATCCGGAGGATCCTGATACGCAACCCTGATGAGGCATGGATCTCCATGGTCTTCATGGCCGACAGGGGTCGAGCGGGAGTTCGATGATCCGGCTGATAGCCGCTACTCCGATGTGTGCCTCTCCCGGGCAGACTGCGAGCTGGCATCATGAAGGTCAATACGAAAGACTTCGCCATCATCTGCGGGCTGATATCGATCCTCATCCTCTGTGCCGTTCTTTCGGTCAAGTTCGGATATCGCAACGCCACGGCAAGAGATGTCCAGAAGACCGAGGAGCGGCTGGAAAGCATTGAGCAGAAGCTCGACCAGATCCTGAAAGGAAAGCCATGAAGACCATACCCACCGAAGCCCTTGAAGTTCTGAACAAGTCCACGATCATCGGTCTGAGGCTTTACCTGCCTCATGCCCTGCCCCGTGATCTATACGAGAAGGTCGCCAAGGTCATCAAGGATCATGGCGGCAAATGGGATCGCAAGAATGACTGCCATCTCTTCTCTGAGGATGTCAGAGAGAAGCTCGGGATCGCTCTGAAGACCGGCAAGAGCGTGAGTCTGCAGCAGGAGAGGCAATCCTTCTTTACGCCTCCAGAGATCGCCGAGAGGCTCTGTGAGGACATCAAGGAAGGCGAGTTTATCCTCGAACCATCAGCCGGAGAAGGAGCCATCGTCCGAGAGATCCTGAAGAAGAAGGCGACCGTTCTCGCCATCGAAAAGGAATCGGTCTACGTCCGCAAGCTGGAAAAGCTGGTGGCCTTGACTGATTCGATGGTCGTTCATGGCGACTTCCTGAAGTTCCAGAAGGGGGCTAATGATGGGGCTTATGATCCGCTATCGCTGACTCTGTGTCAGTTTGATCGGGTCATCATGAACCCGCCATTCACCCGAGGACAGGATGCCAAGCACATCATCCATGCTTATCAGTTCGTCAGGCAGGGCGGGATTCTCAAGTCGATCATCTCGCCTCATCTGCTGAAGAAGAACAAGCAGATCAAGCAACTCTTCGATGACACGGGAACCTTCATCCCCCCTGCCGCCGAGATCCTTTGCCAGCTCGGGGACAACCATCGATACGGGCATACTCTGCTTGTGGCAACCGCTATGATGAAGGGGAGTCCTCGATCTCTCCGGATCCCACGGAATGGGCAAGAAGCGATGTCGGCATTGTCAACGCCCAGCTCTGCGACCACGGCAGCTCTGCAATCGATGCTTCGCCGACCGATCCATTCGCCGCATCTACCCAAGAGGATGCGCTTACTACGTCAACCATAACAACGACCGCCTGCCTGATCTCCCAACTGCCCATCGCCCGGGAACTGAGGGCAAGATCGAAGTCATGAAGAAGAGAGCCAGAGCCAAGCGGTCACTATTTCACCCGAAGGATGCACAATGAATCTCGCAGGACTCAAGCCCATTTTCGACGAAGCAACCATGAAGCAGGTCATCAAGGAGTTCCGGAACGGCCAGCGGGCAGTCAGCTCACGGGCTGGCATCGCAGTTAGCATCTTTAATGGCATGCTCTCGGCACCGAAGATGCTGGATATCTACCGGAATGATGCCCGAGAAGCGGTCATGAAGTCTCAGCATGAACAAATGCGGGTTTCAGCAGTCACTAATGGGAAGGTACAAGAACCCGGCTACACCGCCGAAGAAGCGGAAGCGATCAAGTCGACAACCTTCGCTTCGATGATCAGAGATGCTTACATGCTGACTGATCAGATCCTCGCCGCCGACAAATACATTGAACCGGGAAGCCGTCTGATCATTCCGATGACTTCCGAGGAGATACCCAATGCTGACCAAGACAAGATCGACCTCGCCGCCGGCTAGACCATTCTGCCCATTATGCGGCAGTCGAGCCGAGAAGCTCATCAGGGGCAGGAGAGTGCCAACGGTCGCCTGCAAGGGCAATCACCGATGGCACACCTGCCCGATCCATCTGACCACCAATACGGGCGATCCTCAGGGGGAAAGCGGCTGCACCTGCTTTAAGGCTTCTCCCGCCGACCGAGGGGCATTTTAGGCCAATCCATGACCAGAATGCCCAAAACAGGGGAGATCTCGCCTCCTGAGCGATCCTAGAAGGAAATAGGGCATGTCAAAGCGATCTAAATCAGGCCAATGGACTAAAGGATCTGGACGAAGAAGGGGGGCAGGGAGGGGCAGTCAGCCGCCCCCTATTCCTCAAGTTCAGGAGATACCTGAAAACGGGGCAGGGGAGAAGAAGTCTCTGGAGAAGGAGGCTTACGAGAAGAAGAAGGAAGTCATCGCCCAGCTCCGTCGCATGGGCTATTCCTTCCGGCAGATCGGGGCTCACCCTGATGTTCAGCTCTCGAAGTCATCGGCTCACATCATCTTCGAGAAGATGCTCCAAGAGGGGATCATCCGGCGAAGAGCCGAGCATGTCGAGATCTGGCGGGAGGAGAAGCTGGAGGAGCTTCGGGAGCTGAAGAAGCATGCTTACGAGACCTTCGTGAAGTCACGGGATCCGGCTCAGGAAGAGCGAGAGGAGAGGATCGAAGACGGGAAGCCAGCTACGGTTGATGGGAAGAAGGGGACGGGCAAGTATAAGGTCAGGAAGTCAACTCTGATCAGGGGCAGGGATGGCTCGGTTCATGCCCTGCAGCTCATCCTCGATATCGTCGAGAAGGAATGCCATCTGCTGGGTATCCTCAAGCCGGATGAGATCGTCCAACATACTCAGGCTCAGGTCAACTTCTTCCTGCCGGTGACTCGGCGAAACAAGAAGGAAGCCAACGCCGAGTACGAGATCCCGAAGCCCAAGGAGACGACTGCCATCATCATCAATAATCGACCGCCTCCGAGCGAGCTGGTCACTGTCGAGAGATCTGAACCCATACCCGGGAGTGAGGAAGCGAGATGACCAGATGCAAGAGATGCGATGAGCATAAGCTCCATGACCAACCCTGCCCGAGCTGTGGCTTCACCGAGCGGGCTTCGATCTTCATGCGAGGCAATCGGTTGACTGCCATCAGCGGCGAGTATCAAGGCAAGGAGCTGATCGTGACTGGCGGCTGCGGGATCTACACCGAAGTCGAATTGAAGAGCGAAGGCGTTTGCGGGATCCTTCTCGAAACCGAATTACTCAGGAGACTGTGATGAAGCGAATCAGTTCCAACTTCAGAAACCATAAGACTCAGCGGATGAAGTATGCTCCATCGCTGATCGACCGGCTCAGGGCTCAGGCGTGGGCGAGAGGATCGAAGGAGCCGATCAAATGCAAGGCATGCCAGAATACGCCGCTGGGAAGGAAGACCAATCGCCTGCGATGCTCAGGATGCCGAGCTGCCGAGCAGTATCTTCAAGACGTGGTCAAGTGGATGCAGAGCAGGGGTTTGATCGAGTCGTCTCTTTGATAAGCGGATCCAATCGTGTATAGTTCCCCTGTGTGATCGCAGGGGGTTTTTTTATGCTCGCAGGTCTTTCAGGGTTGAGCGGATTGAGTGGGATTGCCGGCGGTGGGTCGCAGTACCCAACCATCGCCAACTCCCTGCTCTGGATTGATTACGCCAACTCCTACACGGATGCCAGCGGACTAACGCCAGCAAC